CGAAACAGAAAAGAAACGACGCAAGCGTGTTGGAAACAAAGCTCTTCAAGCATCGCAAAAAAGAACCTATGCAAAACGACCTGAGCATTACCGCAAGCAAGCCTGTATCAATGCAAAAAGATACCACTTCAGAAGAGAGTGCCAAACGCATGATCTCACAAAAGAAGAAAAGAAAGAAATCAACCTGATATATCGCAAAAGAGATGCGATGAACAACAACACATGGACTCAATTCACACGCTGGGTAGTTGATCACATCATACCTCTTAACTGCAACGGACTACACGAACCAAACAACCTACAAATCGTTCCCGACTCATGGAACTCGTCCAAACAAGATCGAAACCATGACAAATGGGACTGGAAACTACTATGAACACAATATACATAATCACAATCGATACGAGACATGGTACTGACAACATACTCGTTAAGACAAAACCTACCGACATGGATCTAGGTCTAATTGAAAACTACTACCTCAAAGCACATGACCTTACTCATGTACATGTCGAATACCACATGGCAATGCCTGTCGAAGAAATTCCAAATTCAGTAACTCACTACATTGCTCAACAAGAAAAGTAACTCATCTAGCCACGACTACTATCATCCCAAGTAGTCGTGGCTATATTTGTGCGAGGTGCTTCGTTCGCATCAGCCTCCTAAATAAGATCCCTCCCTCGTCCGCCATGTTTTGTTTACTTGGTAGTACTTACTCCTTTCTCTTTTTCATACCTTAAAGTGTGTATGCTACTATACACATACATAGTATTCATCGCTATCTTGCTCAAGAGGATTGAGCTTCCTGCGGATAGCGGAAACCATAACGTCGCTCTCGTCGAGCAAAGTGTAGACCTTGGTTCCACGTTCCTTTCGGGGTTCGAGGTTCTTTCGGGCAATGGGGATAATCCCATGACAGGCAGGAAAGACCTGTACTTCTACGGCACGACTCGAGCAGGTGATCGGGCAATGTGCTCGTTCAGCGAAATGACCAAGTCGGGCAACAATGCGTTTGCTCAGAACCTAAACTTCCTTACCAAACGGTTTGGTTGCTTGCCTGCGGGCGAGGACGGTGTTCTGTTCGAACCAAAGGTGTCCGATCTGACCAAATGGAATACGTTCTGTCAGGCAATGAACCGCCTGTACCCCGAAGGAATTCGGGTGGACGTCGAAGAAGTTCCATCATCGGACATGCTTGCGATTCGTTTCCCTGAGCGTGCCGAGGCTGAGTTGGCTCAGAAGCGTGCAGACGTGAATCAGGCAACGGTTGATACCGAGCTTGATAAGCTGTTTGCCGAGACTGCTCCTGCTCCTGCTCCTGATCCTGCTCCTGCTCCTGCTCCTGCTCCTGCTCCTGCGGTTAATCCCGCTCCTGCTCCTGCACCTGCTCCTGCGGTTGATCCCGTGGGCTAGGGTTTCACCATCGTTATCTTGCGAGTCTCGTTACCTTCGGGTAGCGGGGCTCGCTTTTTTTTTGCCTTACATTACGGGTTTTCCCCCTCGCCAAGGACGCATGGGGTAAGGGGTGCGTGCGTGCGTGCGAGGGAAGCAGACTTGTGATCTGTGGCATCTATTCCCTAAAGACATGAGGAACATGACTTTAGGAAAGAGATGCTCGTGAAAGGTGTGCCTTCCGTGCAATACCACCCCCCAAGGGTCACGGGTACCAAACAAAACATGGCGGACGAGTTCGGGATCAAATGAAAAAAATATTGTTCCCCGCCCCCTTCCCCTGGGGGTACCTAAAAGCGTTTTTATCAACGACTAGGTATCCTTTTACAAACGGTATTGCTTACAACTTTTTTGGAGTAATGTGTCCTCGTGGCTACAAAAGTTAACTCAGCAGGCTCAAAAAAGCTAAAACGTGACGTTTCCGACTTCATTGAGGACGGTGACATAGAAAAAGCATTAAATACTCTCAGGGATGGGTTAAAGGCGACGAAGGTCAGCAGGTACAGAGACCCCAAAAAGCCTCGCGGAGTCCAGTATTCGGAAAAACCCGACCATGCGGTTAGGTTTAGCTCCGCCAAATTGATGCTTGAGTACGGTTTTGGAAGACCTGCCACCCGTGCAGAGATAAGCATTACCGACGATACCCAGAAAACAGCCTCTCCAGCCGAAATTATGGAAAGGTTTAAACAATCAGGGGCTCAGCTGTCTCAAATCATAGACGTTTACTCAGAAGCAGTAGTTGAAAGCACTCTCGAAATCGAGAATGAGGGCTGATGGAGCAAAAACCCCTGAGGAGATGTTCAAACACGAGCTGTCCTCGGTTTTTGTGCGTTGGTGGTCCGAATCAGACCTTGATGACGACACTATGGCTTCAATAGCCAGCGATGTAATAGAAGAACTGTGCCACACATCCGTTGATTTCGAAGCCGACTTTGACCCCGAAAAAGAGGACGAGGAAGATTGATATGTGGTGCTTAACGACAATTAAAAAGATCAACTCTGACGCTCAGATCAAAAAGCGAATCGAACGCGCTCGCCGAATGAACCGAGTCAGGAAGCTAAAATTAGATGACCGAAGAACAAGACCAACTAGCGGACCTAATACGGATTGATCCAGAGGCTTGGTTCACGACCTTTGGTGTAATCAAGGACAAACGGGGCAAGGATATCAAGCCCGTTGCGAATACGCTCCAAAAGCGTATGTTCGAGCACTACCGCAAGTGCCAAATTGAGGATGTTCCGTGCAAAATGATCATTCTCAAGCCCCGTCAGAAGGGTGCTAGTACTTGTGCCCAGGCTTTGACCTACCACCACATGAGAAAGCATGACAACCTGAGTGGGTCTCTGATGGGCGATATTGCTGGCACGAGTGACAAAGTATTCGAAATTTACCGAAGATATGCTGAAAATGACGTGTTTCCCTGGGATGAGACTGGCGCCAACCTCCAGAACGGTGGAAACTTGGTTGACGAGATCCGACTGACCAGCCAGAGCGTTTACGGGAAAGAGACCGCTGGATCTAAGAATGCAGGACGAAGTGGGACAATTCAGGTCGGAAATATGACCGAGGTCGCTTTTTGGACTATGCAGGGCGAACGTGACCCTGCATTGGGTTACTTGCAATCTCTGTACGATGGGGACAACGTTTCTTTGGTTGTTGCCGACTCTACGCCCAATGGACCTGCTGGTTGGTTTTACCGAACCTGGGTACAGGATAACGAATGGGCTAAGATCTTTGCCGCATGGTTTGAATTTGACGACTCGGAAATCCCTTTCAAAACTGAGGATGAACTTCAGATTTTCAAGGAAACCCTTACCGAGGATGAGAAATCCGAGATGGAACGCTTTGACGTCACCTGGGAGAACATGCACTGGAGGAGAAGGGTTCTTCAGGACAAGTGCAATGGTGACATAAGCAAGTTCCGCCAGGAGTATCCATCCGACCCCGAGGAATGTTTTCTCATGTCTTCACGCCCCCGTTTTCACATCGAGGTCATTTCCGACATGTTAAAATCCGCCAAGACTCAATCTCCACAAACTGGAACGATCACTTTTCAGGATGACTCTAGGAGAGTGGGAGCGTTCCGACCCGACAGGGGAGGGACGTGGAAGGTTTACGAAGAGCCTCAGTACGATTCCAAATACGTCATTGGCATAGACACCTGCACAGGAGAGGACCAACAACAGCAAGGGTTGGCTGCCGACCCTGATTTTCATAGCGCTCAGGTTTGGAAAGCCGCCTATGAGGATCATCGTGGCGACTGGCACGTCCCAAAACTCGTAGCCTTGCACCATAGCCGAATAGATATTGGCGTATTAGCCGAAGAAATTGCTGCCTGTGCAGCTTTTTATGGAGGTGCGTTTACCGTCCCCGAGGTCAATAATAGCGGTTTGGCATTGGTAAAATATCTTCTCGACCTTGGTGTAAGCGTTTATCGACGCAGAAAAACCATTGATTCCATGGGTATGGTCGAAAAGAGCTACGGCTGGCAGACCGACCGACTTACGAGAAAGACAATTATCGATCATATGGCTGCACAGATCATGGATCGGAACATTGACATCCCAGACGAGAGTATCGTACAGGAATTAAAAACTTTCGTAATTGACGACAAGGGCAAGCCTACCGCCGCCCCTGGTCACCATGATGATCACGTCCTGGCAGCCGCCATTGCGATTTACAATATCGACAGCGCCAGTTCATACAAATTTCCGAAGAAAAAAGAGATATCCAATCGCATGCTCCGAAAGAACCCTGGACTCATGTGTCCCGACGGATTTATGCGCGTTCCTCTCAAAACTTTCCTATCTCAAAGAAGAAAGCGTTCTAATACAATCGGTTGAGCGTATAGCACGCCTAAAATTACTATGCGATAATGCCAGCATTAATACCGTTGTTAGGGAAAATACTTTGGGGTGGAGTTAAAATAGGCGGAACTATCGCCGCTTGGGAGTACGTAAGGGAACAACTCGGACTCGACCCTACCACCCCACCTCCCGCTGACGAGAACGAACTGGCGCAATTTGCAAAGGATCACCAGGAAGCTCTGACCAAATTACAGAACGACCCACAGATCCAGCAGGCTATACAGCAGCAGGGTCAGCAGCAGGGCCCTATGCGCGACCCAAATTCTTTACAGGGACAAGCTAACCAGCTAACTGCCGAAGCATCCCAACTACCCGATTACGTGGACAGACTTGGTGGATCTGGTAGTAAAATTCGCAACCGCACGAAGATGAACATGCTCGCCCAAGCTGGTGACAAGGTTCGCAAGGCTGGTATTCAGGACCGTAATGATTCTCGTGACTTCGGTCGAGCCAAAACCTTTTGGGACAACCCACTCATGGCTGATAAGCATGGCACTGGCGCCATGATCAATGGCGGATGGGAAGACCTTGACGAAAAAGAAAAAAGACGATTTTCCGATTGGGTCAAGGCTGGCATGCCCTCGAACAGGGCTCCCAAGTTTGACACTCCCGAAGTCGCCACCACCCCCGCTCCCGTTACGCCAACGACTACAGCTACGCCAACGACCAATCCTGCCGACCCTGCCGCCCCTGCCCCAGTAGATCCTAACGCCCCTCCCTCTCCAGAAAATGTTCCCGATATCCCCGTGGATACCACCTCTGATGACAGGGGTGCGGAAGACACGACCTCTAATGCGTACGCTAACGAAGTTACAGAGGGTGACGACTTTAACTGGTTTAACGACCGAGAATTTCAAGACCCCAAGGTTCTTGAAGAAGCTCTTAAGCACGCCAAAACCCTTCCTGTTGAAAAAAGAAAACCTTTTATTAACCAGATTCGATCCAAATTCGAAGAGCAGAGGAAAAAGGAGTTGGACGAGAGCAACTCCGATATTTCTGACGCTATAGACGGCGGGATGTACGATAAGACTCTTCAATGGATAACGGATCCGTCCAGATTTTTTAACAGTGACGACGAAGATTCCGCTAGACGGAGTAGAGAAAGATGGGACGCAGAGACAAAATCGGACATTGATAAACGCAATAAAGAGATCGAGGGAAAATTCGCTCAGATCGAGGCTCATATCAAAGAAGCCGAACAAGGTGGCGCTCTTTACGAAGAAGCTCCTGCCGCTCCTGCCGCTCCTGCCGCTCCTGCCGCAGGCAATCCAGGATCCACAGGACCGACAGGACCTGCTGGCAGCCCAGGATTAGAAGCCCTCCCCGCATCCGACCCATTTGACGAGCCCCAGGTCAAGACTGGCGAAATGAGGAACGCTTTTTTCAGCGAATCTCCGAAACTTTCCGATGAAGAACTAGTGTCGTTAGGTGACAACATGCGTTCTAAACTCGCCCAGCCCGCAACCAACAAGAGCTTCAGCGATAGCCTTAAGCGGAATAAGGCCGAATACGAAGCCTCAAAGCTTAAGGCGCTCGAGAAAAGCCTAAACGAAAGGGACGAATCCTTTGGCAATAGAATGGACGCCATAGTAGACAAGGCGTACGAAGATTCGATGGGTCCGTACAGGGAAAAACAAGCTGCCAAAGCCGAAGCCGACTTAAAGGCGCAAGAAGCGTTCGAGAAAGATGAGATCGAGGCTAACGCTCACCAACAACATTTACATGATCAGGGGGTATACGGCATCGACCCACCTCCTACCGCTGCCCAGAAACCTTCTTTTAACGCACCCGCACCCGCACCCGAACCTGCTCCTGCTCCTGCTCCCGCACCCGCTCAGCCCTCCTTCGGCGGACAGCCCGCACCCGCTGGCACGGAAGTACCAGTCCCCGAAGGAGAATACCACACAGGTTCCGATTCTGTAGCTTTCGCAGGAGATCCTCCTGCACCCGCACCTACACCTACACCTGAATACGTAGCTCCAGGCGAAGATGGTCTGTCTCACGATAGATACGTTACCCCAGGCGAACAACTCCCTGGTATGGAAGGTGTGGATGATTTGCCAGGACTTCCCGAATTGCCTTCGATGGATGGGGTAGGGGATACTGGAGACTACAAAGTTTTTGACGAAGGACCTGAAAACCTTTACCGCGATCCCGAGGATTATAAATACCGCCCAAAGACCTCATCCGAAATAGCCAAGGAAAAGGAGATGGATGAGGCATGGGCTAACAGAAATAATGCTCCCGCCGAGCCCGAGATCTCCCCAGAAATGGAAGATGCATGGGCGAACAGGACTGCTCCCGACCCATTCGAAGGCGTAGACGATTTGCCAGGACTTCCCGAATTGCCCTCCATGGCGAACGTCGAGAGTCCAGAAGAATTCAGACCTATTGACGATCCACAGGTTCAAGAAGAGATTAACAGAAAACGCTGGGTAGACGCCAGAGGTCAGGAGGGTAATCAAGTCGATCCATGGGATAAAGAAATTGCTCCTTACAGACAAGGTACGGGCAATGAGAACGAAACCTGGAAGGACAGACAGGCTAGGAAAGACAGAAATTCCGAACTTAGATGGAAAAAGGACGGGTTACCAGGGATGACCGAGAAGGACGCCCCCTGGGTGGCTAAGAAATCCAACGAATGGCTCAGGAACAAGATTAACGACGGCGTAGACTACATAAACAATAAATTTGATACTCCACAAGTTGGTCCAGAACCAGAGACTTCTAAACCCGAGCGTCGCTGGGTAGACGCTAGAGGACAAAGGGGTAACCAGCAGCGCCGCTGGGTAGATGCTAGAGGTCAAGAGGGCAATCAAACTGCTCCTACTCCCGCTCCCGCTCCCGCTCCCGCTCCCGCCCCCAAGCCAGAGTATAAGCCAAGAGCCACCGCAACCTTTGTAGGAAATGACGGGCAGGGCGGTCAGACCAAAGAAGCCATATCTTGGCACGTCCCAGGCGCGAGCAAAGACCTCCAGCGCAGGATAGACGAAGCCAATATGCAGAGCTACTTGAGACAGAACAAGGCTAAGATCAACGCAGCTTCGGAAGCCCGCAAGCAAAGACTCAACCCCCGTCATATGACTGCCAACACGCCCGTTATGGCTTCGGACGCCATGGAAGATGGTATTAGCTCAGACGGAGCTTTCAGACCTACAGGAACTATGGCTAACAACACAATCCAAAGACCCAAGGGAGCTACTGATTTTGACCAGCCTACTACAACAAGGATCGGGGAAGATCCCAAAAAGAAAAAGAAGCTCAGGGGCAGAGAACTAGCTACACCTTGGGCTTAAATAGATCGCACAATGGCTCTTTTTGAAGAAGAGGTCTTCGACGATCCTTTCAGCAGTAAAAAGCGGAAATCAAATGATCCGCTATTTACCGATTTAAACTTCGATCTCGGGGAGCCTGCCCAAAGTGCAGAAGGTAACTTCGGAGCCCTTGGTGATTATGGAGCCCCTGGAGCCCCTGGAGCCCCTGGAGACACGGGTCTTTACGACCCTGGACCTCCCTTGCCCACGCCTAACCGAGAAGATTCTTTCTACCCCCTGTACGACCCTATTGACGGACCGCAGCCAAAACAAGAGTACGCCCCTCAATACAACGAGTATTTACAGTTCGAACAACATCTCGGTAACGTCGGTCGAGAGCTTACTGATTTAAATTTCAGAAGCGGTACCGCGAACGAGTCTTACGACAACTTTTTTAACGATAACATAAACAGTACTTATCGGGATGTTTTTGGATATGACCCTCCACCCACTACTAAGGACAAAAGGCTAGAGCTTCTGAGTACTCTCGAAGGCGAGCTTGATTCCAACCTCAAGCGAATCGACCAAGGTGACGAAGCGTGGTTCGGAAAAGACGAAGAGCTCGAACGAGCAAAACTGTTCGCATCTCCAGAAAATATTCGAAAGATCCGTGGTCTTAGGAAGCAGCACGATAGACTATTAGGCGAAAAAGACGAATACGCCCGCAGGGCGTATGAGAAACGGCTCGAAAGGGACTCTCTTATCGCTCAGCGTTCCCAAGTACCTTTTATTATCCAAGCCGAAGCCAAAGAGTACGCAAAGCGAGAACGCGCTAGGCGTAAAGATCTAAAAAATCAGATTGGAGGAGGTTCCCGTTACGGCAGGTCTCCCGTCATAGATCCTTTAAAACTTCAGGATGAACTGGATAAACAATATCGCCACCTTGACCCTTACGGTGGCATGCTTGACAAGTCCAATCTTTCCTTAGCCGAGCGCAAACAAGCAAGAAAAGCCCTTAAGTTACTTTCCAACCAATACGTCGAAGACAACGCCTTTCGCGCACGTGGAGGTGTAGTTTCCAACAACGGGTTTGTCAATGGACACCCCGTAGGCATTACTGCTTCCGAGCGAGAGATTCTCGATGTCGAGAGGCTCAGGAAGATAGGCATAAAGGAGTATAAGGGCAAGCCTATCGACGAAGCCTTTGAATCGCTTGGAGGAAAAGAGCGTTCCGATATGCTCAACGCTACATCCTCTGCGATTAAGTTGCACAATTTATATACCCAGGCGGGCATGGACTACTGGGCAAACATGGGTAGCCCAGGTGACGACCAGAGAAAAGCCAAATTCGACCTAGCCAGAGATTCAGTTGCAAGATCCGTAGCCAACCTCGCATCAATGGGCTACTCCGACCAAGCGATCATGCGCAGGGAGGATGCCACTTGGTTCAGCCATTGGGCAAATGCATGGAACAGGGGAGAAGACTCTCTTAGCGCTAACCCCAGGAACATAATGCGCATGATCGCTGGGGACGGCGGTTTTGACGCGTCCCATGTTGAGAAGTTGGTGGAGATGGCTGAGTCCGAGAAGAGGAACCCTGCATCTACAGACCTTCAAAAATTTCAAGAATTTGACGCTTACGCAGAAAAGACTTTAGGCACGAACGTCGTTAAAAACCTCGTAAACGCTGGGAAAAGGTTCTTCGGTGGTGATTGGGAGGGAAGTCGCGCCTTGGTGCTTACTGAGATCATGGCTCAGTCCTTTGGCGCTCTGATACCTGCGACCTGGAAGAACATAAAGGACGCTGGTCTTCCCGTGGCAGGTCTTGTAGCGCTCGAAGCGTTTCTTACTCGAGGAAAATCAAAGGGGACTATAGGAAAGCTCATTGGGAAGCGCGCAAGGCAGACGATCATAGGTTCGTATGGCGTAGCAACCTTTCAGGTAAGCTGGTTCGGTAAGATTTTGCAGGACATGCAGGAGATGGGTGTGGACATCCACAACCCTCACCATTTTGCCGCCGCCTGGAGCAACCCTGAGATCCAAGAAAGGATGCAGAGCCGAGCTACCAAATACGGTATCGGTCTGACCATGATGGAACTCTTGAACGTTCGCATGGCTGGTATGGTCAATGGCGCGCTCGCCAAAAAGACTGCGTTCTTGGGTACTAATGCCGTCGGAAGAATGGTTCTTCAGCCCACCATAAAATCTGCTGGTGCGTTAGCTACCGATATGGGTGGTGGTATGGCTTCCGAATACGTTGGCTGGCGCGCAGCTGCCGAGCCTGGTGAGCAGACCCCATGGGATGATATATTCTTAGAAGGTGCCGCCGAGCTCGGACCTGGTGCCGCTCATACGGCGATGAACTTTGCTGGACCTGCCGTTTCCCAGCTCTGGAAAGTAGCAACTCCTAGAAGAAACGAAGATACCGCAGAATCTGGAGAGATAACTGTTCCCGACTCCGCTGAGGTTACGCCTACAGCAGTACCTGGGGTATCCGAAACACAGCTAAACGTCGGGGGGTCTCCTGAAACCGTCAAGGTATATGCAGACGCTGGCGCCATGGTTCAGGATTTCCAAACCACGTTTGGTAACGACCCCGTCCAACTAGCTGGCGCGCAAGCCGTAGCTACGCATATTTTATACAATCCTAACGCCAGGATATCTCCTGACAAGATACATATCAAATATGACACCACCCTCGACAGGACTGCTAGGTATAGACGCCTTAATGACGGTGTGGTAATAGTCTTAAATCCTGAAAGACTAAGACAGGACGGTCAAAGCCTTGTTGACGTATTCCTTCATGAGGCTGGTCACTTCGCAGAAGACTTTATTCTTGATTATGGATTTGTAGAAGAGCACTGGAATAAACTCGGTGATGATGGCAAAAAGCGCGCGATACTAGAATATCTCACATGGGATGACCCCCAGGGTCGCGCTCTTAACGAAGCAGATTTTCGAGCCAAATATGCTAATAGACCAGATCTTATAGCTGAGTTCGATAAGCTCAGTAACGATTCAGCATCCGCTCGTTCCGAGTGGCTTACCATGCAGATCGCACGAGTTGTTCGTGGTGATGACGCTGGCATGACGCCCAAGCTCAAAGCAGGCATTAAGCAGGTCTTGGAATTTATCAAAGCCGCCCTTACTGAAATGTTTGGGTCTGTTGACCTTGCTCCCAATAAGGAAGAGTTCGATAGCTACATTCTCGAGCGCTTGGGAATGAAGGAAAGGACTTCCATTTCTGACAAATGGTCCACCCCTCCCACTACCCCTCAAGCGACTCCCACTGGCGGACCTGCACAGCAACCTGCTGGCGGACCTGTACAGCAACCTGTACAGCAACCTACCGCACAGCAACCTGCCGCACAGCAACCTGCCGCACAGCAACCTGCCGCACAGCAACCTGCCGCTCAGCCCGCTCAGCCCGCCCAGCAGCAGCCAGAACCAGAACCAGACGCAGATTCAGACGTAGACCCTCTACAACAAATTTCTGACGATTTAAAAGATAAGAAATTTGAGGATCGTGTAAGAAATAACGTACAGGCTCTAATTGATCAGGGTAAGACTTTCCAAGAAATTATAGACACCCTTTCCAAAAAAGCTAAGAAGTACGACAAGAGCCAGATTCAATTCGCAATAGTCAAACTTTTTGGTGGTGACATAAAGAACGTCAACAAGCCAAAATTACCGACAGACGAAATTCTTCCACCAGATACAGACTCGGAGCATGAGAACAGGTACGAAAATCTTGGAGACATAGCACCTTTCCTAAGGGAAGCCGAGGCTCGGCTTGGGTACACACTTAACGACAGCAACCTTACTAGTGAGCAACTTGATGAGATTTGGGATTTAGCCATTGAACTTCAAATTGACGCTGAGCCAGACACAGAACCTGAAGCCCCCGCTGAAGCCCCCGCTGAAGCCCCCGCTGAAGCCCCCGCTGAAGCCCCCGCTGAAGCCGAGTCCCCCGAGACTGAAGATTTCGTCTTGGAAGAGGGCAGGGAGCCCAAGGAAGAAGTTGTTCTACGCATAAAGAAACATCCCGAGTTCAAGGAAGTACAAAGGTTAGCCGAAGATCTAAACGCAGACGCAACAGGAACAGATATTCTTGATGACGCAAAACTCAAACGCATCATCGATAAGATCGCCAAGGACGAGACTCTAAACATAGACCTGGTCGGTGACGTCGTAATGAACGAGTACGACAGGATTCAAGAGAACGAATTGTCCGACCTTGATCCCGAACTCGTCGAACGCGTGCGCAAGCAAGCGATTACTTTATTCAAGCAGGGCAAGACCTCCAAGGAGATCATTGATCACTTTGTACAAAAATCCCGTACTCTCGAACCAGACTCCGTCATGCGCTTGCTCACGGCTGCCCTCAAGCCCAGGGTTATAGTAAGTAGGACCAAGCTCAAGGGCAAGGACAGTGTTTATAACAAAGCCAGAGCCGATAAGAACGGGATTCTTTTGTTATGGGACAAGAGCAAACCTAATACACACTTTGGTAACCCCTTCCATTATGGTCAGCACACAATGGGTGACCCTGGTCTTGAGGTCAGAAATCTTACTGAATCCATAAGGCAATTCGAAGAATGGTTGCGCGGAGGTCGACCCGAGGTCGAGCCCGAACGCCGCGCTTGGATACTCAAGCAGATTCGTGAAGGACGGTTAATGGGTAAGAACTTCTACTATGCAAACAGCAAGGGAGAGGCTAGAAGGAGTCATGCGCATGTTCTTTCCAAGCTCATATGGGAGGGCTTCCTAAAGGGTAAAATTGATCCCAACGCCAAGACTAAGCCTGCCGCCAAGCCCAAGCCAAAATTACCTACAGATCAAATCCTTCCACCAGACCCTGCACCCGAGCCCGACAAACCTGCACCAGACTCTCCGTTTGCCAGCCTTGGGGAAGCCAAGAACAGCTCGTTCACACCTAACGAAGATGTTCTGGCATATCCAGAGAGCACTAGGAATTTATTTAAAAAACTCGTTGATAATAACGATGGTACATTCACGCATACCATACAGGATGGTACGGAAATAAAGTTACGATTCGAGGGCGAGGCGAAAGCCGAGACCGAGGCAAAGCCCGAAGCTATGTCTCCCAACAGCATAGCCCTGGCGGTTATAACAGCCCAAGCCGATGCCGTAATAGTATCCAACAAGGGTGACACCAAGCTAATCTTCACAAGATCGAACGCCGAGAGCATCGGGTTGATGGACAACCTCAATCCTGACGACAAGGACGGCGCCCGAGTACCTGGCAAAGAGTACCACGGAATAAAGATCGTAGCCGAGTTCTTCAGCCACAAAACAATAAAGGACGCCGCAGGCAAGGATTCTGCAGACATCCTCATAGTGGACAGCCTCGAACAAGCGCAGGAACAGTTCGATAATTACATTGAGGGAGGTGCCAAGCAGTTTACCAAAATTGAGATCAACCCCAACTCAGAGATCGATGCAGAGCCCGAGACCGAGGCAGCTGGACCTGCTGGACCTGCTGGACCTGCTGGTCCTTCCTTACAGGACAGGATGACCGAGAAGATCGCTGAGGTCATTAACCCCACCGCCAAAAAGCATCTTCCCAAGGAACAGGTCAAGACCCGAGTAGCTACTCAATATATTGGTGACGGATCAAAGGGTTCGTCCACCGATAGGTATCGCAAGATGTACGACGAGGAAGGCGTTGCCAATACTGGCAATTACTCTGCTGACGATATCGTGTATGTTTCTTCCAACGGTGCCCGAGGCGGGCGTGTCAATCCTGTTGAAAATGGCGAGCTCCAAGGAGAATATAAGAACGTAGACAAGGCTATAGAGGCTGGTGCGTCCATAATCATGGATACTGCGTCTCACTTGCGAAATACCGCAAGGTACAACATAGGAGAGCTTGCTTTAGCCGAATACGTTGAGAGCAAGGGTTATGAAAGGGATGGAAGTTCTGGTCTCTGGAAGAAGCCCGTAGCCGAGACCGAGGTTGAGCTAGACGTGTATGATGGACCGATTGGTCATGAAAGGAACTCCAATAATGGATTCGAGGTCTCCACAAAAGCCCCTACCGCACTCGGCAAGTCCTTTAGCGCACTCAACGCCAAGCTATCGGATGGTCAGACCATCGAGTATCATTATCAGGTTAACGTCAAGGGTTACCCCCCTCCCGCCAAGGTCGGCGACCCGTTCCCAGGCAAGGGCAAACCGCCCAAGGATACCAGCATAGACTCCTACGCCGAGTACAAGAAGCTCTGGGATCAATATGCCCGTGAGAACCCAGAAAAAATGGAAGAGCTCAGAGAAGCTTCCAAGGGCAAGGTTCTTACCGACATGTTCGCGACTACCTCGGTTAACCAAGCCCGTGCGCTATACGAGATACTCGCCAAGGGTGTCCCCGAAGCAGACGCAAAGCCCGACGCAAAGGGCGAGACCGAGCCCGAGATATGGTACAGGGGCGACTCAGGCACCAAAGACCTCAAGGGTGAGAAAAGAACAAAGGGCTTGATAAACTTGGCTCCAGAGAGACGCATCTCTGAGTCATACGCATTGGGTGGCGCTATGTCCGAAGAAATGATGGACAGTCCCGAAGGAGAGGCTCGACTCGCGAAAGCTAAGGCGGACACGAAAGCCTACCGTGTCAATGTTAAGAAAACCCTCGACCTGAAGAACAGTGCTGAAGACAGAAAGGTTCTTAATGGGCTGGACGACCAAGGAGATGTTGATGCCGAGAACATCATCAATATGGATCCAAACGATATTTACTGGTGGTCTCTTACCAAGACTGACAAGCAAAAGGTTTGGTCGGAAATTATCATACCTCAGCTTAAAAAGCTGGGATACGATTCAATAAAGTACTGGGACGAGGGACATGACACGCTTGCTGTATTCGACATATCCCAACTTGAAGAGGTCGAGCCCGTAGCAGAAGCAAAGCCCGACGCAAAGCCCGAGGCAAAGAGGGGGTACATACCACCTGGTCCCGTGGAACAGTCTGGTCCTTTTGATATCTCTGACCTCGAAGATGACGCAAAGCCCGACGCAATGGACCTTGGAAAAGCCGAGATCCCCATCCCCAAAGCCGAGCTTCAAGAGCTCATGGACGGAGGAATGAGCAAGGCTGAGGCTATTAATATTCTTAAGGAGAAGTACAAAGGTGACGCAAAGGTTACCAAGACCACCGAGCAAGAGGTCAAGGAGACCTTGGATGACGTTGTTAAATACTACAAAGACATCCGAGATATGGGAATGCTTAGTCACTCGGAAGCTGCGACGGCGGTTATCGAAAAGTTCTCAGCTCGTCTTGATAAAGATACCGCTTTTAAACAGGAAGTACTTAAGCAGCTCGTTGAGCTAGGAAAAAACGGCGATCTCAACGCACCTCTTTCCACGAGAATAGGAAAGGGTACTATAGACCCCATCAATCCTGGGGATTACACCGCTCCACAACCAGAATTTATTGAAGCTAGGTCTAGAGAGATTGACAACTACGTACTAGACCCCAGGAATAATACAAAGTACCATCCCGACCAAGAAAACCAACCCGTCCCTCTTGAAAGTCTGACCCGTGGGCAGAGGCATGCGTTGGAGGATATTCAACTAACTTTGTTCGGTGGCTTGAATAGCCAGTCAACAAGAGTTGGGTTTCGTACTAATGAGTACGCGCTCGCTGGGTACGCAGGTACTGGTAAGACCACCCTGATGAAAAACATCGCTTCCTGGCTATTAACCAAGAGAATGCGTCTGGGACAAGAGACCCTCGGAGCACAGATGCACTGGTTTGGTCCTACTCATAACGTTAAGAATATTGGAATAAAAGAGGTGTCTACACTATTCCCCCGTACTGTTTTGGGTGACAAATTTGCCGATACCATACAGAGCTCGTTTACTAAACCTACTGATAAGAGCAATGGGGTAGATGCCAACAAAGTGCTTGAAGCGAAAATCAAACAGTCACAGCTAAAAGGTGCTGACCCGCTTGTCCTTGTCGTAGACGAGACCTCCATGGTTGGGGACGAGCACATACAGTATATCAGGGATTTATTGAACGGAAGACCTCCAGTTTACAATGCTCAAGGAACGCTCGTAAAAATGGGCATAAGTAAGGACGAGGGCAAGAACGTCAAGGTAATATGGCTTGGTGATCCATTACAGCTCGATCCCGTAAATGCTTCCCTATCCGAGAATCCCATACATGATCTTGATATACCCGTAGATTTCCGCACCAAAGTATCCGATATCAAGAGCACTACTCTACGAGAAGTAAAAAGACAGGGCGCTGGGGTACTAATAGACTTGATCACTGCTATGCGTAGCCAAGTGTATGGTTCTCGAATACCTGCACTTCCTTGGTTTGGGAATGATGTCAATGGATACTCTGAGTCCAGCACGGGTGACGTTCGTTCATACGGTCCTTCTAGTGAAGATAAATTTGTTAACGATTTTGTAGAAGAGTACGTTAATAACCCTAAGGATACGTTGATGCTCACCTATACGAATAAGGTGCGTGCCCTGGTAAACGCTGCTGTCAGGAGGAGGCTGGGTGGAAATACCTCTCCTTACAAGATGCGCGGGACTGACCGCAAAACAGGGAAGAAGGTCGATCCAGACGAGGATCTTTACCCTGTCATCCGCGAGAAAGAAGAACTCTTGATCCTGAGCAATGACTACCAAGGATTCGCTACATCCAACAAAGGTATTAATCTTCTGGCTAACGGCGCCATAGTTTCCGCCAGCGATATCAAGCGTAAGCTCGCCATTGAGGATAAGGATGGTGAGCTAAGCAAAGAAAGATCGTACTTTGCTGTGGTAAAAACAAGTGATGAGATTACTGACGAAGCGATTGTCAGACATTTCGGAAGACTTGACTACAAGTCATGGAACGACCTTTCCGATAAAGAAAAAGGTAATATTATAAGAAAAGTAAACCCGTACAAAGCAGTCATGCCTGGAGAAATAGCGGTTGGTAGCTTGCTTGATCGGGACGACGGCACGTACTCGGATGTTCCTTTTGTAAACGTTGTAAAAAATGCCAACGTTAAAGGTACTAGATTTAACAAAAAGACGGGCAAGAACGATCTTACAGGTGATGACTACGATTCCCCAGCCAATTATGATTTTTCCTCTATTGGTCTATCTGGAATGGGTGAGACCATAGTATTTTCCGCTAGTGGGTTTAAAATGCAGGAAAACCCAGAAACCAAAGAGCATGAAGTAGTTATAGGCGCGTTTGACGATCCTAGCGAAATTTCAGATAAGTTTGGCGCAAACGACTCCGAGCTGGCTAAGTTTCTTACCCAAGATATGGGATTGGGAGAAACGATGGGCGACAAAATGAGACTCGAAGCTTTTTTTAACAGCCTTGACGTAGCCCATGCTTTTTCAAAAATGCCAAAGGGAAAAGAGCCTGGTCCTACGCTTTCTACGTTTGGTTATGCATCAACAATACACAAATCACAAGGCTTGGAGTTTGAGAACGTATGGGTATACCCAGGAAGGCTTACTCTCGATTTTTCAAAGGATGTAAATGCACTAGACCCCTCACAAGCCAAAAAGGATCAGCTAAGCAGGCTGTACACCTCTGCATCTAGGGCGAAAAAATCACTAAAGGTATTCCGTCCGCCCCTGGAAAAAGCAGAAGCTGGTGGAACGTTCTACGAGTACTACAGCTCATCCTTGGGACGCGCGAAGAAGGTGTACAAATCAGAGGCTGAGATTTTGGTACATGTTCTATCTAAGGTAGACAACCCCGCTATCAAAAAGACTCTTAAGGGTATTTATGAAGAACTCCCTGGTCTTCAACATGATGTCATGACGGGCAACATAGAAAGCGTAAGTAGAAGAGTTGGTCCCGTAATACCCAGGTTAAAACAAGCCATTTTGCGTTTAACGGACAAGGACTTTTACGGCGCTAGAAAGCCTGATTCTGGCGTGACAGAAGAAATGGTCAAAAACATGAGCATGAAGGGCGTGCTCAAGTTCATTTTCGAATCTTTAGAGGCAAGGACTTCCGAGTACCCCATGATTGTGAATGGGAAAGAAACGACGAAGACCCGAAAATCTGCTTACCAAGTCGTACTTACGCAAAAAGGAATTGCAGTCATCCCCACCCATTACGAATGGAGTGAGTCCCAAATCAAGGAGCGCGCAGCAATAGCCTCCGACCGAGATAAGTACGATGCATTACAGGAAGAGATAGAAAGAGGGAAGACAGAAGAGGGAGGACTGGTCGATGACTCGATTTCAGTTGACAAGGCTCATGCTTCTAGAACGGATAAGGAAGGTCGTCTACTCCCGCCCGATACGCACGGTTCTGGAAAAAGTTCAACATACGGTGTAAAATTCCAGGAAGTAAAGACAAGCCATGGAACAATAGGTAATATTAATAAGCCCTGGTTCTCAAACAGAGCAGGGAGAGCCGAAGCTCTTGATGCCCCCCTGAGCACAAGGATCAACATAATGGGTGCTGATCGTACCTCCAGAGACCTGGCAACAACTTATCAGAAAAAGAAGCACCTGCTGGATATGTTCAATATATCTTCAGCTCTTCGGGCTAACCCCCGAGTGCTTGACGACTTTTTGGAGAGAGAAGTTCTGCCCATGATGGAACAGAACAAGTTCTTCCTGTATGATCCTTCGGTCAATCAGATTGAATTCTCCCCAGGCGGACATCTCCAATTTGCTCCTGGCAATCACTTCGTAGACATAAACTCTACGAGAGATAATATAAGCGAAAGGTACGGCTTTAATGCACTCGCTGAAAAATTCAAAGGGTTACCCCAAGAAGATTACCTCAGAGCATATTACGGGTATATGAAAAGAATCAACAGGATAAATATTCTGTTAGCCATCATAAACCCATCTTTCGTTTTAGGAAACCCTACAGAAGGGCGCGCCCTGTCGGCTATAGCTGCCGATTACCAATCTGTGGACGACGGATTCCTTAGCAATTTCGGATCTCTCAGTCGCATTGAGATGAGATCGGACATAAAGCTACAGATCGAAGCAGCCGAGAAGATGCTGGCTAGACAGCGCTCCATACAATCCGCATTGTTTGATCTGCGCACACTTTTAGAACTACAAAATCAGGGAGTCCAAAGCCCATCACAGACCAGTTTTGAAGAGCTCGCCAAGAATGCTTATTACAAACTTCGTGGTGCTGGCGTACTAAATGATTTTGACAAAGCCGTTAGCAAAAATGGAATGGCTGAGCCTGGACTCCACAATTTCATTACGTTCGCTCATGGTGTTTTGAATGCTAGCTTTGGCGGACAAGCCTCCACTCCCGCCGAACCCATAGTCCCACTTCCTCTTCCTCCCCCTAAGTACGCTTCCGAATACAAGATAACTACCTTCGCGGGCAGTCATCTTGGCGGGTACATGGAATTCCTAGCCAAGCAGTTCGGTCTGCCCGTAGATAGCTACCAGATCTCCTCCAGTGACCCTGATGCCAAGATAGCCAAGGACAAGGGTTATTTTGATCAGGACAATTTCAAAATAAACGCCCTATCTCACGCAATAGAAGATTTCTATACTGCACTGGAGGGCAGGAATAAGAAATGGGCTGACGATGGTGTTGGCTTGGACAAGCGCCTCAAGCAGATCATATTTACCCTCAATCCAGAACTCGGAATTAAAAAGAGGACCAAAGGTCTTAGTACAAACCTTATTGCCTCCACCAATTCCCTTAAGGATATCGACCCCAAAACAAAAGCCTGGCTTACCAGAAAGTATGGTTCTGGTGTCATGCCCGCAAAAATTCCTAACGGAGAAGTCGGAAAGGCTGTGTTCGCGCTGTTGCACTCCGCTCATCCAAATTTCAAAAATGACGTCCCTGTATCTATGGGCGTTATTAGCGTTTACGTAGAGAACGAGGGAAAATGGTATTCCTATACATCGGATAGGAAAACGGGAGCAATCTCTCTAGAAGAATCGGTAGCACCCAAAGTAGACGCCCAGGGTTCTTTTCTGAACGTAATGATGGGGTATAACCGAAACCCCAGCCTTGAAGTTAAATTAGCTTTCGAGGAAGTGTTCTCCAAATCCTTTCCCAAACGGGCTGCCCTTCTGAAAATGGATGCTCGAGTACCCATTGGTTTTAAGGTTGCTGAGGACGGGACTATCCAATTTGTACTAAACAATGGAAAGGATACCCTGGCTAGTGATATTGCAGACCTGAAAGAGCAGCTCGCTATGCTCGATAGCATACCTTTTCACGATCCAAATAACCAATGGGAGGATGTAGCTGGCGACTATTCCATGCGCTTGCATGAATCATCCTCTCCAGATGAGGTCGGCGGTTTGTCCGTTAACATCTCTGGACTTACTGCTGGTCGAGGATTGCCAGGAAAATATTTCAAAAAAACATGGGGAGAAATACTTACCGACGTACGATACAAGATTGGAAAAGGTAACTTCCCCGAGTACACACCTAACTGGTTGGAAGTGTTCTCCGTTTATCCGAACATGCCCAAGGATATTTTCAAAACCATAGATAATGACGTTATTAGAGCCGAGAGGGATATTACCAGGATCAACGCCAGAATCGAAAATCATAGAGCGCTCCTAGACAAATTAGTCGAAGCATCGAAAACCGAAGGTGTCAAAAATAACCAAGCTGCTCTAAATGCGAATATCAGACAACAGAATTTTAAAAAACAGGACATAGCCAAAGAAGAAGCACTGATTGAAGCAAAAGTGCATGACAAGGCAATACTTGAGAACAACAGGATACGTATCGAAGATATCGTAAGGGAATTCTCAAGAAAAAAAGGCTCTCTCATACTGGACACCGCCAAATTAAAGTACGCTATTTCTCGCAATGCTGATGGATCTTCTGTTTTCAGACTTATTGCTAACTCCATTAACTCTGCTTTTCATAGGGCTACCCTTCTCGAAAACGCAGATGGTACTTCTTCCAAGCTCCCCGAGTATAGAATCCCCAGAGCTCCTGAAGCGCACAGAGAGGAGTACGCACAGCTACAAAAACTGATCGGTCAGGAAAGTATCGTATACTCCGAAGAAATGACCCAGGATCTGGACGCGTCCGAACCTAACCCATTTGGTTACAACGCCCAGGAGATGCGCGAGGCTTTTGAAAGGGATGGCAACCTCGATGACTACTTCTTGCCCTCTCAGGCTGCTACCGAACTCCTTGCAGGCACAGGTGCGCTTGGTCCGTACTTTAGTCACGTAAATCCTACAGACGAGACAGCATCGAAAGCATACGTAGCTAAGGTAAAGGGCACCCTGGAAATGGTTAGTGGTTTTAGTCTTAGAGACCACGAAGCAATGCTGAATTTCTCTAGAAAACTCGCCGATCTTCCAGATACTAAGCGTGGTAAAAAAATAAGAGAGAAGATGCTAGATGAGATTTATAAAATCGCTAAAGAAGAAGGCGATATGATCGGTCTAAAGCGCGTCATGCATCACATACAGACCTTTGAGGAACTGATGCGTACACCAAAGGAGAAAACACTCGCTTGGATAAATGCTCAGCACAATACGGGCGTTGAGTTATGGCGTTCTCATATGATGGAGGACATGTACAAGGAAGGATTTCGTGGAGCAGAACAAGCCGCTATAGAAGGTCGAGCGATAAGATTACGGGAAGACTTGGCAGCATACAAAAACGAGCTGTTTGAAAACAAAAGTCGCCTCAAAGAGCTAAGATCATTCTCTCACGAAGGTACTAAAAAAGGAAAATACTCAACTGCAGCGTCGGAAATAGAAGGTGGCATCCAGGAAGAGAAAAATCTCGCTAAGCGCGTTAAAGAGCTGGATGGATTGATAGAATACTATGAAAAAGAGCTCGGGATCACAGAGACTGGAGAGGACAAGGGACATGTCTCAAAAGCCAACAAAAAGATTTCTAGAAAACAAAGAATAAAGGCAGCTCACGACAGCATTCACAATATTATAGAACGCTTGCTGGCTGAAGAGAACCGAGCCAAGGAGGAGGGCTGGAGTGAGATCGTGCGCATGCTCAACGAAGAGTTCCATGGCGTAGACAATGATCCATACCTGGACCTCGCAGTAATGCGCCACATATATTCGATGTTTGGAGAGAGCGCTCTCAAGCACGAGCTATTCCCAGTAATCAAAGCGATGCGTGACCTCAGACATCCTGATTACGAACAGATTGCGGAAAAGATGCCCACTGAGGGAATAATAAGCAGGTTTAGAAGGCTAGGTGTCGGAAAAGCAGGTCTGGGAATGACTGAAGCCATGGAAAGAGCAGCAGAAGACCGCTGGCTGGTCTCAGCAGAGCATGATGCAATTGGTTTGCGCGATAAAAATTGGGCATACCATCCGATCATGGACCATCGCTTTTATTTTAAATTTAAAGGACCAGAAGGCGCTAGGGACACCGCAATACTTGAAGATACCGACAAGAGCAGGACGGACGCGCTCAAGGAGTACCTAGCGACCGCACGAAAGATACAGAATGCTTTGTCCGCCGAAATTAGGATAACTCCAAAATTGCTCAGAGACCTTGGATTACCCATGTCCATTCTACCAAGCTCCGTACGCTTGGATTTCGATATAAGAATAGAAGAAGAAGGGGACTACGATTCTTTCAATATGGGGACAATGAACGAAATTCTGTCTGCCATAACGGATGCAGAGCAAGGCGGACCTGGGTACAAGATGCCCGAAGATCCGACAATGGAGGAGATGGAACAGTTCGCGCAAATAGCCAGGAATCGAGATCGTTACTTGAACCTTATGCTACCGACTATCGATAAAGACTTCACGGGACTACCAGTCGGAATGTCGTATAAGGAAATGCGCGAGGAGATGTACCGTGCTGAAGAAAAGCTCTCCCGTACAAACCAGTCTGAGAACTTTGACGGGTTCTACCTTACCCCAACGATGCTCGTGCATAACCTATGGAACTCTCCACTTTCCATAGCTGCCCAGCAAAACCCTAGAGAGCCTAGAAAGGACGCTCGTGGAAATTGGCAAGAAGGATTTGACGATTTCGGGCTGGCTGGCTTTGAATCGGAAGAAGCAAAATCCAGATGGTTAGGTAACGAGATATGGGGGATCAGCCCACGGGTTGCTGTAGATATTCTTGGAAAGAATCTGATTAACGGGGAGAAAAAAATAGGCGGCAGACAAGTGTCCCGTGAGGATATCGGCATCGCTTACGGAATTTCCTTAGGGCTGGAAACATCCTCGGAATCCGAACAAAGCCCCGAAGTACTTGCCATAGTAAAAGAGCTAGAGACTAGGGGTATAGACAAATTCATTGCCGAATACGGGGATATCGTAAAATACACTAATTGGAGAAAGAACATTCTCAAAAATCATTCTGATAATACTAAAGCAAGGGCGCAAATGCGCTCGACCAACGTCGTATTCGTCAATCCCGCAGGGGTTGCCAGAAGGGAGCGATTCAACAGTATCCCTGGGGAAGTGATCAAGAAAATGATCGACCACTTGCTAGACAACGCGGAATCCCATTCCAGGGCAGATCTCGAACGCTTGCTCGCCCCATGGCTGGATAAAGGACTCAGGAACCCGTTGACCGAGGATGGAGCAAAGACACAAAGTTCTGGTACTGTCGTTAAAATGGAGGATGGTTCATTCAAAAAAGTTGTTGAAGACTCAGACAGAAACAAGACGCTCGAGAACGCAGAGTTTGACGACATACTAAGAAATCCGTATAGCGGAGAGTACGACTACCACCGATTGATGGCTGCGCTGGTCATGGCATTTGATTCTTTCGGATCGAAAGAAATAGGCGGCAGAACACATACTCCGCTTACAGACCTGGGGAATCTTGAATATACCGCTGAAAGAACTGGAGACATTGCCAATCCAAACCTTGGTGGGGACAAAGGAAACGCTGGTATAGTGGATATTCTAGCAAATGCCAGAAGCAACGAGTTAGCCAAAGGCAGAAACATGGAATCCAATGAAATCGAGGATTCCGATCATGGCGGAACGAGCACAGACGATGCTCCAGACGCTCCTCCAAGCACTGATGGATCTCAATTAGATGGAGAAGTGCGTGGATCGTGGAGGAACGCTCCGATGTCCACACGGCAATCCCTAAATAAGTGGTTGCTTGACGACATTAAAAATTTTGATATTTACCAGCCTGGCAGAGCTAGGGAAAAATTTAGAGCCAATGAGAGTTTCCGAGGAGATCTTGTTGGCAAAATAAGGCACGAGTTGCACTTGGGCACAGTCAACCAGTACTACGAGCTGGAAGAGCTAACCGAGCTCATGATGTCAGACATCAGGAGGCACAACCCGAACATGACCCCCGCCCAGCTTGATGAACTAAACGTTTCCCAGCGCATACGGTTGTACTCTGGAAAAACAGGCGAGCAGTTAGACGAAGTCAAAGCCAAATTCGAAACTCCTTTCATGGAACTTCTTTCGGATTTCGAGCACAAAGACCCTCTGAAATACGCAGGTGACTATTGGTATGCCAGGTACGCAAGGACCAGGACAAGGAACATACAGGCAACCAGGCAGCGTTCGGGATTAAAAACGCATAATGACGTTACGGGCGACCCGTACGGTTCTGGTATGTCCGAAGCACAGGCAGATGTAATACTTGGAAGAACACAGAGACATAACGATTGGGCTAAGCTCCAAAAACTGACCAAGATATTTGACGATATGAACAAGGAGACCCTTGATATCCTGTATCAAGGCGGTGTCCTTCCCAGGGATCAGTTGGATGCGTTGAAAAAAGCTGCCTTGGATGAGAACGGAAAGTGGGCTTGGGCACCCCTAAGAGGGTTCGAGAAGGACTACGCTGCGTCCTTCCCCACAGGTCTTGACGGAATATCCGACGCTATAGACAGGGATACCTTGGAAGGTGGTCAGGGGACAGGTTCTGGATTCTCCCAAAAAGCAGGGATGTTGACTTTGGCTAGTGCATTTGGCAGGCAGACAGCCGCCAATTCGCATGAGATATTTGGCAACGCATTTAGAACGATGAGTGAGGCTATCGTTCGTGCGAATAAAAACCAAGAAACAGCTGACTCCTTGCTAACTCTTTTGACAACTATTTCCAAAGATCCAAAACTTAAGGACGAATGGGGCAACCTTTTTGAAATCATAGACTCCAGAGATCCAGACTTCGAAAAGAGGTTTCCTATGAAGGTAGTGCCTAAAACCTCAAGGAGTGATGACGGCAAGCTCAACTACTCACTCCAAGAAATAAGGGTCAGTCCGCTAGACATGGACGACAACGTGTTTACTGTCAGGAAAAACGGACACCCCGTGTACATAATGTTCAAGGGGGAGGTCGGGACCAGGTTAGTAAGGGCGCTCAAGGGCAAGGACAACATGGTTCTCGGAGGGTTCATGAAGGGCTTGAACACACTGAGCAACTTCTTCTCCGCTCTTTATACCGTCTGGAACGTGGATTTCATATTCACCAACTTTATACGTGACGTTATCAGTGGCGCTCTGAACCTCAAGACCGATGAGTCATCAAAAGACGTTTGGTCTGGAGTACTGAACATGGGAGAGCTGAGCAAGAACGCTACCGCTATGTACGACATAGCATCCCGCTCGAGGGCGGGCAAGATGACCATTAGCCTACTTTCCAAAGAAAAGCGCCAGTTCTTCGAATTTGTACTCCCACGACTAGCCAAAGACAGGAACTTGGTAAGCGACTCGGAGCTAGAACGGCTTCTTGCAGACCCCGTAATGGCAGGGCTTGCTATGCAAAAAGCGGGCGGTCAGATAAACTTCTTCGGACTGGAAGACGTTGAGCACAAGACGCGCGAAATCATAGATGCCACTAAGAATTTTGGTAAAAAGGGTTCTCAAAAATCGTTTATAATCGGAGTAAGGGACTGGATTAACGACGTAAATACTGGCGTAGAGAACTCTGTCAGGCTCCAAGCATTCAAGACAATGCTAAGGAATGGGTCTACCCTACAAGAAGCCGCCTTCAAGGGTGGTCGTGAGGGTACGGTTGACTTTACCAGAAAAGGAAACTGGGCGAACGCCATGAATGCGCTGTTCCCGTTCTACAAGGCAGGTATTTCGGGTAACGCCAGGCTCTTGAAAGCCTTGATGAAGGGCGGTCCAGAAGCTCGTGCGGCTGGTCTGAAACTCGCAGTAACGTTAACTTCTTTCGGATTCACCTACTCCTTGCTCATGCGCATGTTCGCTGGAGAAGATGAGGAAACGGGAGAACAGCATTGGGACAGGCTCTCGAACTGGGAAAAGAAGCATTACCTAAACATTTTCCTAAAACCTGGGGGAGACGGAGCGAGAGTCGCGCTACCCATGCCTTACGGATGGAATCAGCTTGTAGGTACTGGAGCGATGCTCGCCGACGTAGCCATGTACATGGCTGGTAAAACGGACAAGAAATACGGAGTTGTAGAGACGGCAGCCGAAGCCTTGTCATCTACCGTAGATACCTTCAACCCCATGGGAGGTTCTGGTAATATTGTTACTAGGTTTGTACCTCATGCAATTCGACCAGTTGCCGAGCTTGCCATGAACGAAAACTTCTTGGGCAACCCGATCATGCCCGAACAGCACCCCTGGGGGACACCCAAGCCAGACTCTCAGCTGCACTGGAAATCCGTCAATCCGCTAACCAGAGACATTGCTCAATGGGTCAACAAGGTCACTGGAGGTGATGAGTTCGAGTCAGGTCTTGCTGACGTTTCCCCAGAATCAGCAGACCATGTGATCCAATACTACACGGGAACCATGGGAACAAAGCTGTGGGATCTCATGGGCATGGGCTATGCAAAAGCAACTGGAGAAAAGGTACATAAGCCAGTACTGAGAGCAATACCAGTAGCTTCGAGACTATTTAAGCCAGAGACCAATGACTACGCTACCGAAGGTAGGTACATGACCCTGAGCCAGATAGTGGACATAAAGACAAACAAGGTCGCAAAACTTATCAAAAAAGGGGACAGATCGCGTGCCGTAAAGGAAAGGAAGGGGAATAAAAACTACTTCTTATTGGACAACCTTATGAAAGCGCATGTCTCTAGAAAAGAGTTCTGGAACAGACAACTCGCTACCGCAAGGAAGGGCAAAGCTCCGCGCAATAAAATACAACAACTTGAAGATCGGCTGAGAAAAGAGCAAGTTAAAGGTATGGCTGATATTCTCAGGCGTGCCAGAGAACTAGACATATACGTATAATGGAAACTAATTTAAAATTAAGCGAGCAGCAGGAAAAAGACCTACTTGAGTATGCATTCAATCGAGTGGAGTCTCTCAAGCAGGACAATAAGGAGCGTATTGAAAGTGACAGGCTGAGCTGGAAGATTTACGAGAATGACCGAGCCGACAGGGTGAGTTACGACAGTATTTACGGACAGTCAAATGTTCCCGTACCATTGACGACACTCGTCGTAGATCACTTCCTAGCCAGAGCCGAAGACGAAATAACTGGCACCTCTCCATACTTCAGGTTTGACCCTCAAGGATCTTCTGACGATGTCATGGCTGAGGACTACGACAGGTACTTTAACTGGAAACTGGAAACAGTAGGACACACTAGAGAAAGGCTCGAGGAGTCGTACCTGCACATCTTTCTTCAAAGATCTTGCATACTCAAAGCCGTTTACGAAAGAAAAGAGTCCACATGGATGGATTACGAACGTAATGCCCTTTTTAATAACATGGAGCAGGATTTTGAGGATCTTCCAAATTACGGTCCTGTAATAGAAGGCGTTGCACAGTTCCAACCAGACATGGACGTCGAGACTGGTCAGCAGACTTTAAGATTGGACCAAGACCCCTCCTTCGTGATGCAGGAAGGCGTTCACGAGTTCAGACCATATCCTAATGGCGTACCCACCCAGCAAGTAATATTTGATGGCGCCAAGAGTGTCGTTATCGACTCAGACAGATTCATGTGCCCGTCCGATGTGGAAAGCATAGAAGCTGCTGACTTTATTGTAGAGCTGTACGACAAGCCTTTGCAATGGGCTGCTCCAATGTTCATGGAAAGAGAGTGGTCTAGTTTTGATATATTCAAGAAAAAGGTTGCCAAGGATGCCAATAAGAGGACGAACAAAGATGAGCGAAGCGAATCTTTGGAGGACTTGTCTTTCGACAATAAGTTTAACCCCATGATACAAGTAGTAGAGTGCTGGGTTAAAAGGGACGTGCTCGGCACTGGAGAACCTCAAGATTTCGTAATCTTCCTCGAGCCAGAGACAAAGACCGCGATCTACTACGAGTATGTGGCGAAAGTTACTCCAGACAATAAACTTCCCTACTCTTCCATCTCCATAGGCAGGCAGAACAACAAATGGTGGGGTCCCAGTCTCCCAGAAAGGATCAAGGTCTACCAAGAGTTTATAGACAAGCAGTTTAACTCCGAAGCCTACAGGAACGAGCTGACCTCCAACCCAATAGTTGGTGCCAACCCCCAAGCAGTAGAGGATGAGCCCGAGGACATCGAGCTTATGCCAGGGAAGATATTTGAGCTAAAGGACGGGATGACCGCCGAAGACTTCGTGTCCTACGTCACTCTCCCCAATGCCGACAGAAAGACCCAGGAGATGATCGACTTCGTTTTCGGAATGGTTCAGCTTTGGCTTGGTGTTTCCAATATGGCTCAGGGTGACTACCAAGCGTTAGCCCCTGCTAATACGGCTACAGGGGTAGAAGCAACCCTTCGCGAAGCGTCCAAGATTGGTCGTCGCTGGATGCGTAGGGTCGTGAAAGGGTTTGAGGACCACGTAGCCAAGCTGGTCAAGATAACAGCTACTACTTTAGACCAAGAAGAGGTCTTCGAATACATGGAAGGAGAGGTCAAGTCCTTCGCTACCATGACCCCAGAAACTATTAAGTCCATGGAGATGAACGTTACGGTTATACTCTCTCAGGATCAGGGTCAAAGGGCGATAGAGAAAGCCAACCTAGCCCTTCAGACACAACAAAGATACTTCGAATCTCCTCCCGAAATGCGTCCTTTCATGCGTCCGCTACTTAAGAGAATTCTTGATGCGCTTGGGTATGAAAAGACTGACGAATTACTGCCAGAGGATGCACCTCCCGACCCTAGACAAGAAGCTGAAATGATGAAGCTGCTATCTGATGGTCAGGGCGCTCCCCCCGAAGCTGGCTCCGACATGCAAGGTGCAGCTGCTGGGATGGGTAACAGCAACCAACAAGGCGCAAACCAATATCAACAACAAGTACAATGAGTAATAAATATACGCATATCAAACAATCTTCACCTGGTGAATACGAAGACAGAGTATGGACTAAGACCCGACTTCAAAGCGCCTACCGTTTTCATAAGGGTCGAGTGAACGACCGCAGAATATCCAACGAAGAGGGAACTATTGGCACCCTCATAACGGTGGAAAGAATCTACGGAACGTCAGCTAACCCTAACTACCCTTTCGGGGCTGTTCTAGGCGTAACCTTCACGGGCAACACTGGCAAGATAACTAAAGCCCACAGAGCAGCTTCTGTTGGATGAGCGACATCGTAGTATTCGACCAACTATCGGACATAAAGCGACTTACAGCTGATGAGGCTTTTCTGCATCTTGAAAAACGCTTTCAGAAGGAAAGAGCCCGATACCTCGCAAAGATGCTCGATAAAGGGACGAGTCCAGAGGAAACTATTGCTATCAAAGCCGTCGTTAACGCGCTTGAGGACTTATCGCCGCTATCTCTCGCTGAAAAAACGCTAAAAATAGAGGCAAAGAACCGAAAAGTCGAACATCCCGAGCTATTCAAGATCAGAAAAAATGCAACAGGTTGAATAGACCCCCTATAATATACATCTTAATACTATGGCTACCGTAAATTTATCATGGACAACACCCTCATCCGTTTCGGATGTGGATAACATAGAAATCTGGCGTTGGGCTGGTCTAACAAACAGCGCTACCGCTGACCTTGAGACGCTCATAACCGCTGCGGCTACTACTCCATTGACTACGCTGGCGGACTCTGCCGTTACCTACTCGGACACGTCCGCTCCCGCAGCTTCTGACTTAACATATGCAGCTGTTTCCAGAAATACCGCAGGCTATAAGCTTGAAAGTACTGGGCATGCGAACGTAACCACAACGTAACATGTCTAGATGGGGTAACAACGCGCTCACGGATGAGCACATAAACGAACCTACCCGCCCAGGACCTCTTGGCAGGAATGCAGGGTCTTTAGGGGCAGGTCCCGCAGGTCCCGCAGGTCCTACAGGTCCTACAGGTCCCGCAGGTCCCGCAGGTCCCGCTGGCGCAGCTGGCGCAGCTGGTGCTGATGGTGCTGATGGCGCTGATGGCGCTGATGGCGCTCAAGGAATTAACGGTTCCACGGGGGCTCAAGGACCAGCAGGTGCTACAGGACCAGCAGGCTCTGACGGCGCTACAGGGGCTCAAGGACCAGCAGGTCCCGCAGGTGCTACAGGACCCGCAGGTGCAAGTGCAGTTTCTCCAGCAGGACTTTCATGGAAGGGCGCGTGGCAGTCCAACTACACGGGCGGAGGAAGTTCAAATACTTTACAGTTCCAACTTTCTTTCGCTCCAGACTACGATGCTACGAACGGTACAAGTTGGGCTGGAAGCTCTGAAGCAGGGCTTACGTTTTCTTATGATGCCAGCACGTACGGAAGTACAGGACCGCATACCTACTCCGCAACGGGAGTAGCAAATTCGTCCGACACATTCGTAGTTGCATGGACGGATGACGATACGGACGCAATGGGTACGCAATGGGCTGGTTGGGCGCTTTACGTAGAAGACGGTAACGGAGGTCTGAATCGCCTGGGTTACGAAGGTGGAAACTCAGGGTATGAGATGGCTTACATAATCGCTGGTGTAGATATTAGTAGTGACTTTAGCGGGAACCCTTGGGACCAAACGCAGTCTTACGGAACTCCTTTTGATCTTGATGCAGCAACCCTACCCAACGGCGACCCTAGTAATGTTTGGGAGACCACATACGACGGAAACGGATACACCTCGGGCTCTGGAAACGCTTATGCGGTATATTTTGACTACAACGGCACCTGGGGTAGCGATGGTACCAACTTCGATTACACAGCCTTTCAGAGCAATCGTTCGGGATCTGTCGGTGGTGGCGGTGCGTCTGGGTATCAAGTAAACGATGCTGTTTCTTACAGCTCTGCTACATATTTTTGCATAACCGCTAACAGCGGGCAAACCACAACTCCTAACAATGATTCCACTAACTGGGCATTTCTTGCGGCGCAAGGCGCAGCTGGAGCAGCTGGAGCAGCTGGTGCCGACGGAGCAGCTGGCCCTACTGGACCCGCTGGACCTACTGGACCTCAAGGTCTTACTGGACCCGCTGGACCTACTGGATCACAAGGAGCTCCTGGCGCAGACGGCGGTCAACTGGCTGTTACAACGTCTCAAACAAGGGGTACTGGGTCTTCGGTAGGAGATTTCAAATTCGAAACCGACACCGAACGATTGATTATATGGAATGGAACTCTTTGGGTTTCGATAGAGGCGAAAGATATACCAGTTCCGCCATCTTCAGTTTCCTTAAGCATAAGTCATCCTGCCTTTATAATATCCCCCTCGCATACTGAACTTTCAATAACTTACTAATCATGGCTACAGCAAACATTACTTGGACAAACAACTCTACTACGGACTCCCCTACAGGGACTAAGGTAGAAAGATCTGAAGACCTCGCATTCAACCACAGTTCTGCAACTGCAACAGAGGTTGCGAACGGTAATGGAGGGGGTCTTGACCCTACGGCAGCCAACGGTTCATACGCGGACGGGACGGTATCAGCCTACAAACACTACTCTTACCGTGTATCAACACTGAAAAATTCTGAAACGGCTACTGGAGTAGCTACCCCTCTGGAGTATGTGTATGATCAGACAAATGAACTAGGTTATCCTAACGGATCGCCGTCATCAGCACCTACTTACAACTGTTCGGTTGAACCAGACATTCACTATGACGCATCTCGCCTTGGCGGGTACGCATACAACACGCTTCAAGGACTAAACGCTTTAAACGGTTCATACGCGGACAGATATTACGTAGAAACGGATGGCTCTCTTTCGGGAGCATTGAGGCATAACAAAATAGGCGCGACAATGATGTACTCGGGAGGGGTGAGCAACCGACCTGTGATCGGGTATGTCGAAGTAAACGGTAACAATCAAAAGTTTCTAGGAAGATTGCAAGGAACTACGCTTACAGGAGGTCCTGGAAACAGCAGTTCAGTTAAGATATTAAACGACTCTACCAATGTCATACATAACGATGGGGTAACTATTTTTTCTGTCGGTTGTCAAGGAGCGTACGGAACCGCGTTTACTGGAGCGAACGGTTTCTTGTCAGACTCTAGTGGAGGAGATTACTTACTAGGGTCTAATATGGGAGGTAACGTTGTAGTCGACGGTATCGCTGCTTATAAGGGCGCTAGCGCTGCTCCTGGAGGAAACACCAACTCTATCGCTTCGGGAGCAACAGTTGCATGGCCCGCCCCCTTCGGTGTAAACTGTTATAGACATAACAATACTCTGACTGCTTTTAATTCGGCAGGGGGTACAGGAGCTCAGGTATTCCAGAACGGTTCTGAGACATTCAATACAGGAGATAATAATTCTATGTCTTACCACCAATCAGGAACTCCTGCATACCCGACACACTTGGGAGCGTACATTCTAAAAGGAGGCGGTGCGATAGGTCTTGGTAATCCAAACTGGTCTGATTGTGGAGTATTTGAATATCTTGTCTTTCCAGGCATTCTGGACGCTAATGACATGAATGCAGTTACTGGGTATTTGTGTAACCGCTACGGTCAGTCTTTTAACTCTGTAGCCAGCGGAGATCTTATATGATCTACTCCTTATACATAGTTTGCACGGATAGCGACCACTACGAACAGCTCGAACAACGAGCTGCTTTTAGCAAGTGCCTTCCTAACGAAGTATATTCCAGGTACTCCCCTACTGCTGAGGAAGCTCTTGAGGAGTACGAAGAGCTTAGGTTTTACGTAGAAGGTTCTATTGTAGAACAATTCCAAGACCAGGTTATAAAAAAAGACGGTCCCGACGTCGAATGAGATGGGCAAGGTCGAGATCTGCAATAGCGTACGCTCGGCTCTCGTAATTGCGATGGTTGTACTCACACCTGGTTGTAAGCTGTCTTCCTGGTATCCAGTTATGGGATCTGTTGCAGGCGGAGCAAGTGGCTCAATAGCAGGTCCTATGGGCGGTGCCGCAGGAGCTGGAGTTGGTTACGCTGCGGGTAAGACGGCTCAGATGATGACTGAAAACGAGGATTTAAAAGAAACCGTAGATGCCTTGACCCATGGAGATGTGGATAAACTTGTTCAAAAAGGTTTGGAGTCGCAAGCTAGTGGTTTTGAGGAGTTTACGAACACCGTTAAAAAAATACTAACAGTAGCAGGCTCAGTCTTGCTCGCATACCTTTGTATACCTATAATACTGGCAAGAAAAACAGCCAGAAGTTGCGCCAAATCAGAAGCAGAGAGAATAGGATTAACTAGAGCACCCTTTCCTGTAAGACCTCCAGATGAAAAACTTTAAAATATTAAAAGATTATTACAAGACGCTTGGCAGTACTGGTAAAGTAGTGTTCCTGTTAGCAGGAATTGTGATCGCTTACGTACTACTAGAACTATTATCATGAGCGACACGACACCATTAATAGGAATGATCGGCACAGGTCTTTCATTCACCTTAGGACAATGGAACGACTTAGTAGGACTATGTGCAGGTATACTTACCTGTTCGTATATGCTATGGAAATTGTTCAGGTTCTACAGACGGAAGTAATACAACCGCTTTATAGCGATTTAAACTAATAGTATAGATCGTATTATGGAACAAATAGATGAGGCGGTTGAATCCCCTCAAGAAAATACGGATTTTTCGGAAGTGGCAACCGACGCCCTCCGAGATGCACTGGGAACCGAGACGCTCGATCAAGTAGAGAGTCCCGAGACTTTGGGAGAGCTAACAGAGGCTTCCGAAGCTGAGCCGATAGGCGAAGCGGAGGGTACTCTAAGCGAAACCGAAGTAGAAGAGTCTTCGAATGATCTTCAAATTGAAGAATCCGAAAGACTGGCTAAGCGCCGAATACGTCCTCGTAACGAGCTAGACCAACAAGTCATTGACTTGTACAGGTCATCTGGATTCGAAGGGAGTTTCGCGGAAGCATCTGACGTGATCTACGGAAGGAGGGCACCTGAGCAAGCTCAACCCCCTCAGCAGGCACGACAGGAACAAGCTCCCGCCCAAGACCCCTACGAACCTCAGATCCAAAAGCTCAAAGGGGAAATCGCGCAGTTTGAAAAAGGCATCGAAGAGGCTAATGATGAGCTGGATACGTCCAAAGCTCTGAAGTACCAAAGAGAAGCTATCAGACGCGAGATGCAAATTTCGGAGCTTAACGGTCGCAGGAACAGAGAGATAGAGGATCACGAGAATGCTCTGAACGAGTCCCAGCGCCAGAAGGCGTTGGAGAGTCGGAATCAAGCAGTCGAGGCTTATCCAGATCTGGATAACCGAGATTCGGTTTACAGAAAGGAGTTTGACCACTTCATTGTTGAATCGGAGCAGAATCCCGACTACGCGGCTATCTTCCAGTCACCAGCCTGGCCCCAAATAATGGCAGACATGTTCGCTTCCAAAAAAGGCGTTCAGCGTGCGGCACCAGTCCCACAGCAGAACCCACAATCAGGAAAGCTTGTCGCCCCTCAAATGGGAAACCAGGCTAGAGTGTTGACTACAGGACAGACCGCACAGCCCGCAAATACACCTGTATCTGCGCAAGGGCTTGCACAAGACTTGCCGAGCATGAGCAATGAGGATATTTATTCCTTATTGGGATCGGCAGGAGGAGCCAAACCTTTGCGTTAGTTATAGGACAACCACTAACTATCATAAACCTAACTTAAAATGGCTACTAAATCATTCCCAACTCCTCCAGCAGACCCTCTCGGCACGAATGTCGCGTCGAACGTCGATCTGGTCACTCCTCGCATCTCTTCGTACGCCGATCTCCTTGGTGGAGACGGTGCTTCTGACTTGCGCTCACGTCTTTGGTCCGAACTCGTAACGAGGGATGCCAGGGAAAAAAACGTGTTCGCAAAGTTCATGGGAGGCGAAGGAAGCGGTAAACCAATCACCGAAAAGCGCGACCTGAGCGCAGGCGGTTCCGATAAGGTTACTTTCACCACCGTAGCTCCCATCCGTGGGCAAGGCGTACGTGGGGAAGAGATCCTGAAGAACAGCACCGACAACCTTGACTTCGGGACATTCTCCGTTGAAGTCGACCTTGTTCGTCACGCTGTATCGTGGACCCAAGTTCTCAAGCTCATGCGCTTCACTGGCAAGACCATCGATCAGCTCTCCGCTGAGGTCATGTCCGAGTGGATGGCAAGAACCGAACAAGACCATGTCCAGTTTGCTCTTCGTCAAATCTGCGTAAACAACGGTGTTGGATCTAACTTCATCAACGGATACGGTACAGGCACAGGCGGAGCTCTTAAGTATGTTGACGGTCTTTCGACCGACATCATCCAGGAAGCTAAGCAAGCCCTTATCGCTAACGGCGGCGAGCCCATGAATACGGGCGGAGACATCAATCAGGAAATCCCTGGTTATCTGTTCTTCGCTCCCGACGCATGCTTACGCCCTCTGCGTTCCGACCCCGATTACCTCGAGGCAATCACGCAAGCCGACGTTCGTTCCGAGAACAACAAGCTCTACAACGGCTCATATGCCAAGTGGGACAACAACATCATTGCTAACCACAACGTTCTTATCGACACTGCTCGTGGACGCCAAGGTTCGCCTTTGTTGCCTACGTTCTATGCATATGACGCTATCGCTAACGCCGAAGCAGCCAATGCTCTAGGTGGAACCGACGGCGATTATGTTGCCAACTTCCGTGGTGCGTTCATCAACCTCCCAGGTGGAGGCGGAACAGCTCTCGGGTCTAACGACAATGGAACGTACTACATCCTCGGTATTGACACCGACGGAACGGTAGCTCTCTATTCATACGCTCAAAGCGACGTTTCCGCAGACTTTGGAAACATCACTCTCGCACGTGTTTCTGGCGATGGCGGATTGACCTCCAATGTCAAAGGCGCAAACGATGACGCATTCGCTGCTGGCGCATTGTTCGTCCAAGCTAATGAGCTCGGTACTCCAATCGGTTACGCTCTTGCAATGGGCAAGGACGCAATGTACTTCGCTAAGGGAAAAATCTATGGAGAGCAAATCTTCCATTACGATGATTTCTCCAACAGCGGAAACGATGCTCACTTGAGCGCTGTAGGTGTGCAATCAGTCTACGGAATGGGTGCTCGCCACGACACCAGAGGCAGGATTCCTTCTGTCCAATTGGTCGAGTGCGTACGCCAGGTTCCTGGTCTGTCGCTCACCCAAGCGTAATGGTACGGAATTTCCCCGTCCACTAATCCTTAGCCCTCCTCCTGGCACTACCCCAGGGGGAGGGTTTATTTTTATGAAGATCACAATAATAGGTAAAAGAGACCAAATGGGCACAACGCCCAATATTCGACTCAAAGGGTTGTCTGGCTTGCGCTATGACTTCCTGTGGGACAAGGACAGCAGGCACTACGCTTACGAGCCTAAGAACCAAAAGGAGTGCGATGATATATTCAGAACGCAGGGCAAGATCTACAGAACTATGTTCTTCTCAGTAAAAATGGATGAGAAGAAAGAAGAATCAGTAGAGGTAGACCACCACTTCGAAAAAGAAAAACCAAAAAAGAAACCTGTCAGGCGCGCAAGCAAGAAAAAGCAAGCGGTAGAAGAAACCGCGTAGTCGTACTACCGTGTTGGTATGGCGGCTATTACATATCTTTCTTTAAAGAATCAGCTCGCCTCCATGCTGGGGGCAGACGAGCTCGCAGACCTACCTCTAGTCGATCAAGACAGAATAGGTATCTGTGTGAACCAAGCGTATAGGGAGTGTTACAGTACTACCGAGGGAAGGCGACCCATGTGGGCTCAGAAAGGGTTCACGTTAAGCTACGTAGCCGACCAAGAGTCCGCAGATCTGCCGACAGAGGTGTCCTCAGTGGACAAAATACCTGTTCTGGTAGGAGAGGGTCCGCTCTCTCCAATGACTGGTCCAGAAGCTGAGATCAGAGCGAGGTCAATATTTTCGTCAGATTTCATGGCACCCAGCGGTAGAGGTCTAAACTTCCCTAACTACAAAGAGAACGAGCCTGAAAAAGGCAGACCTATCTGGTACTACATAGACAATAGAGACATGGGCACGGACTCTAAGGTGATACCAAGAATGTACCTATACCCAGTCCCAGACAAGGCATACTCGGTTGAGTTATACGCAAACATAGTTCCTTCGGATCTAGATCTTGATACCGACGAGCCCAGGATACCGTCCGACCTTGTGTGGGATATACTTTACCCGATGGCTCAAGCCAAGTTATTGACCGACCCAAGGTACAACGGAGATAACAAGGAACTTATACAAAGAAGCGCCGAAGAAGCTAAGAAGAGGCTTAGGAACATGACCACTCCTCAAAAGCACAAAGGCGCACTAAGACTCCTAAAGAGAACAGGGTGGTAGTATGAGCAGAGACCTTACCATAAGGTTGATTGGGCGCCCTAAAGTTGTCAAAGACTCGCAGGCAGGCTTCCAGACAATCACCAGGAAGTACGTCCTGCACGGGTACAGAGCATCTTATGCTAGTCTTACTGATCCAGGCAACCCGTTATTTTTGAGTGTGGGCACAGAGGATGAAGAGTTCACAGAGCACTACCTAGCTAATCAAACTGTAGAGCCTACAAAATCTCTAGACAAAGCGTACCTTATTCGTACTTTTGTACAAATCAGAGATACCTACCACAGCGAAACAAGTTCCGAAAGCGGAGATTTTAAGCGGCTGGCAAGGAAGTACACTGTTTTACGAGCTGAGCATAGCAAGGGTTACGACACAGCGAGCTGGAGTAATCACCCGCAAGGAAAACAAGCAGTTGATAATTCAGATGATCCGTGGGACTACCTGCCGAAGGTGGTCAAGGACACCGAGCCTGTAGAAGTTAGCTACGCAGATACTGGGAGCGGGTCTACATTGTTCTCAGAAGTAAGTAACACGCCTTCTGGTCTGGACACACCAAAGGTCAGCATATCCTCGGTTCAAGTGTCACTCTCAAATTTTATGTCAGATGCCGCCACAAACGACAACCTGAGCATAAGTTGGTTAAGGGCGAACGCTCAAGTAGATATGGCAAACCCTGGAATCGACGTGTGGACGGTTTCTTGGGTAGCACCAGTAACGGATCATTGGGCGAGCGGTTCAAGATCTACGGGTTCGAGAAAGAACCCGATACCTACGATGGTCAGCTTTGATTTTAATGGTATGAAAATTATGAAGTTTGGGTCAAACTCCAGTTCGGGAGGTCCAAGCACCATGCACACATACACATCGTACGTTGTAGGAGAGACTTCTGGAGCTGCTATAACGAGCGCTTTTGGAGCAAGCTCAAACGTACAACCTTCAGTTAGTATGGACTTTAATATCATCCCTTGGAGGGGAGGATGGGGTTCTGCTTCGTTTAGCCATAAACTAGCCAATGCGTTTTTTCTACAGAACACCAGCGCGTACTTATACTTCCCAGACTGGTACGGACCTGAAAGCACACCTCCTATAAGCCTAGACGATGACGGATCTGGTAGCGGCATACCAGTAGCTAAAAAAGTACCCAACGGGCTGCAATTTAAATATAATTTCGAAAAAATGGTAGACGCTTCTCAAACAGGTTTCATTACAGGCGTGCCTCACTATAAATACAGTCCCATAACAGGTGCAGGTGGCAATATCGCATGGAGTCACACTTACCTGACAGGAGTTAGCGGATACTCGCAAATCGTAGGATCTGCGGTCAAGCCTATATTCTCACATAATAAAGACAGGATTTGGAAAATTTCTCTCGTGTTCGCAAGCTGATGGATGAGCAAGAACAGAACGAAAGAATCGAAAAGCTAGAGACCTCATTAGAGGAACTTACGGATTCCGTAAACAGGGCATTAGAGGAGATGCCCGAAGAAGATGAGCAGGAATTTGTAGAGGTAAATATTGATGACAAAAACTTTATAATCCATTGGATTGAAGACACTGAATATTCCACTATAAGTAGCTACGCAGACGCTAAAGCCGAGTTCCTTACAGCTGCTCTGGCTAGAGACAATACTCAAGGAAAAACCCCAGTCGAACACGGCGATGTCATGGTTATAGGTACGAGCTGTCCTTGGATTGCCCTGTGCGTACTAGTCGATAGCTTTGATCAAAGAGAAGACCCCCATGCCCCTGAAGTAGCAGTATCTGATGAAATAACTTTAGGTGGAGGTACCGTCGTACGTAGAGAGTTTGTCGTGTGGAACGCGTGCGGGGAGATCGCCGATTGTGCGTGCGACGGGTCTGTAGAAGAGTTGATAACTGGAGGGATTGACGAGAGCAGTCCAGACACATCTTGGAAAGTGTCCCTGGGCGCTTGCGTATGGTACAACCAGCTCATGAGCGTGTCGATATACTCGCACACTACAGCAGGTACGAATCTTTTGACAAAGACCCGAGCATTCACTCTAAACAAATGCGGGGAGATAATAAATATCGGTAAGGAAGTCGAGAACCAGATTCTCATACCATGCGAGTGTGCGGATGACGATTGCCCAGCATCTGCCGACTCCTGTTTAGCTTCGAACGGCATAACGGACGCCTCAACTTACACACTTACTGATAATAGCACGGGTCTTCAGGGTAATGCTGGGGGAGGACCATACACTCTCACCCGACCAATGGGTAATTGTATTACTTGGGATCACTCTGCGTCAGGATGGACTCTTTCGCGAGCTTTCAGCGGGACAGCCTCACCTTGCACAACAGCAGGGTATCTAACCTATACAGACCCAGCTGATCCGTTTTACGGACCAATAAATTTCTACAACAACGGGACCTCTAGCAGTATTCCAGGAACATACACAAGCTCTAGTAATGGATCGGTAGTAATATCATGACCGAAGAAAAGAAAGAACCCTCAAAAGGTCTTGGCGATACGGTCAAGAAAATTACGGACAAGCTAAAAATACCCCAATGCGATGCATGTAAAAAAAGACAATCAAAACTCAACCGCTTGTTCCCGTACAAACCACAGGATAATAATAAGAAGTGAGGTTTTTTAGAATACCATCTTTTACGGGGATAGAAACCCATCGTGATGACGCAGACAGAGGAAGTCTGCGGACTGTCGAAGGGTGCATACCGCACGGACCAGGAGGTCTGCGGTCAAGCCCTGTATGGAGTTCCCTGGGTACGGTTTCGCAGGTATCTACAAACGATCAAAACAAGTCTTCAGCGATAGACGATTCTAGTGGGACGTCTTTACTATTCGCATCTCGCAATAATGAGGTACACGACGTCGCTATGATACACGCCGTCAACTCGGTCACTCTTTCATTGGGTCATCATGATTATGACGTGATCAATCAAACACTCTTTAATGACGCAAAGGCGCATTACGCCCCTGTAGGTAATAAGTTGTATGCTTTTGGTGACGGTAGTATCGACGCAGTAATGGTCGGCAAAGGACCGTGGTTCAAAAGTTCTCACAATTCAAACAGGGGTCCAGATAAGGTTTTATACACCCAGGAGTGGTCGGATTTTCCAAAGTGTCAGTTCTTTGTGGCTGGACCTAAGAAAACTATTTTCGCATCAGGCAACCCAGAAGACCCTTTGGCTGTTTATATATCCGAGCCAGCTGGGCAGATGCAACCCTTCAGGAACGCTCCTTATTCTACGGAAAGTAATGTAGAGAATCCTGGGCTAAACAGCTCACAGCAGTACCACCCGTTGATGCAGTCTTTCAATAGTAGTGACCCTCCATATGTTGACGGTCTGTCCTTGGTTAGAATATTGGGCAGCAACTCCACCAGGGTGACTGCTCTCAGTACACGAGGAGATAAAGTAGTAGTGCATACGGATTCAGGTTGCCACATACTATTTGCACCCTCTGCGGATCAGGCAGAAACGGGGTATCGCGTGGAGCAAGTAGCCGCAACAAACACCTCATCAGCGGTAAACAGCCAGGTAGTAGCTGGTGACGGAGGGACTCAGCCTTTCTGGTTTGGTTTTGACGGGCAAATATACAAGGACTCGGCAGCAGCTCGAGGAGCAGAGGATTTTAAAAGTTATTCTGATCCTCAACAAGCAAGCTGGAAATCAAAAGGAAAGTGGGAAAAAGAACACCCTAACAATTTAGAAAATTCATTCGCTACATACGATCCACAATCTGGTATGTATTGGGTATTTGTAGAAAGCTCGGAAAGTGCTATTAGTGTCAGGGATCCCCTAACTGGACCTACGGCATTCAGTGCATCTCAGTTAATGCACGGCAATCCGCCAGTTGGCGGACCTACTGCGCTTACGACTACATTAGCGCCCACGAACGGACCTACGGGTCTTGGGCTAGTCACCGCTCCAGCGCATGGACCGACAGGTGTCTCAGAATTAGTAGCTCCAGTAAATGGACCCACAGGGTTATCAGCCGTTCTGAGTACTGATATTTGCGTTTCCAATGCGCCGCAAAACGGAACATGGACACTGACTGGCACTTACAATGGGAAGAATTACTGGTACACAGCATTAAACGGAGGGCGGTATATCTTTTGGGATTCTTCGAATTCGTACTGGTCATATTCAAGTTCATTAGGAGGAGGTTCTGGAGACAACGACAACGGAGGAGCAAACCCATGGTCGGGAACTTGGCAAACAATTACTGTCACAGAAGGTACTTGCGTAAGCGCACCAGTGTCTGGACCCACAGGGCTCACGCTTACACTACCTCCTCTAAACGGTCCAGTAGGACTTAATTTATCACTACCCCAAGCTCCATACTATGGACCAAGGTTCTTGGTGACCGCTTCTTCAGCGAACCCTCCAGTCAATGGACCGACAGCTTTACAGGCGTCACAGTATTCCGTAGCTAATCCTTCCATACTATCGGATAACAACACTGTAGCTAGTACTACTGCGGGAGATACCATATATGTATTAGCTGAGTTCGGTACCTTATTTGGCAGGGGACGAGGTATCGAGGGACAGCTTGGTCAAGGTAACTACTCGTCTAGTAGTAGTTTTGTACAAATGTCTAGCGGTAACTCCGTAGATCATGTTACTGCGGGGGCTCGTACCTGCTCATGGATACATAACGGGGAGATGTACTCCGTTGGGGTAGAACAGAATTTTGGGGGTCTCGGATTAGCTCGCGGTTCCACTCTGGGATCGTGGTTTGTTAACAGCCCTACACGTATTGCTCCAACGTATCGAGATGTTACCAACGGGGTGCTCTCTAGCAATCTTACAGCGCCTCAAGACATGGTGTCATGCGCGTCGGGATATTGGAGCGGGCTTCACGTTACGGACACTGGTAAACTCTATCAATATGGTTTGGGGCATCAGATGTGGCACGGTTACCCCACTCAAATGACCGATCATGGCTACACTGATTTTGATCGTCAATGGACAGACCCTGTTAAAATCTGTCGAATGAGTGCTGAGGACACGAAAATTTGCACTCGTTTCTTTATCGATGACGACGGGCACCTTCTTTCTTACGGGTACAATAATGACGGGCAGCTAGGCAGAGATCCTACGGTAGAAGTAAATTGGCCCCAATGGAGGTACGACTTTTATCCAAAAAAGACACATATATACGATGTTGTTGATGTGATCGCCGACGCTGCAAGCACGTACTTCATAAAATCCGACGGGACGCTGTGGATGGTAGGTCAGATGAACGGGAATAGCCACGTACCCACGCAGATCGATAGCAATGTCAGTTACGCTGCCTCTAGCGCAGGGATTGCATGTTATGGTACATGTGCGACGAAGGGTAATCTGCTGTACAGAAAGACTGACGCGACACTTTGGGGAATGGGTCCAAATGCAAGTGGTGAACTAGGATTGGGACACACCAATGAAGTGACCACCCCTCAGCAAATAGATACTAATGTTCTGGGCGTGGCTACAAGTATAGGGGTCACTACATATGTAAAATGGAAGACAGGAAACACACTCGGCGTCTGGCAAATGGGTAATCCTAATGATCCTTACAACAACGGTACGTTTGGCTCATACTCCGACTCAAGTGGAACTGCTTCTATGATTACAACACCAGTAGAAACAGGAACCGTTACGGACTGATACAATGAGTGACTTTACAGGAAATACATTAGGACCAAAGTATTTAGGATACGTATTTGATGAAAGGACAGATGGTGTAAGCGGTCCGTTTGCCAACGAAACGATCACAGCGGTTACTACCAGACCTGATTCTGGAGTAATGTATGGAGTGAACGAGGAGCACTCAATCTTGCAGACCGATCTGCTAGATTTTAATAATTCGGTATTCCCCGCATTCTCAGACCCGTTCGGAGATGTTACGGCTTCGTTCGATACGACAACTACGAAGGGGGTTGTATGTTCTAGTACGGGGGAAGGGTTCCTGTATAGGGGTAAGTATATGTCCGCTCCTTTTGAAGAACCTGTTGATGGACCTGGTACAGTCAAAAACGCTTTGTACTTTAGGGATTCCCACCTGTCGGTAGCTGAAACTAATTGGATGCACCTTGGAGACGAGCATAATGAAAAGCAATGCTACAGGGTGGATCTATCGTTCAGGAAAAACTCGTGCGGACACTTATGGTTATACGTAAAGGGTGAAAGTGGGAAGGTAAAGGGTCAGTACAAAGGTGCGATCAAGGAACATATGAAAGTCTTTACAAACCTGCGTGGCAGGAGCTTCAGGATACAAATGTTCGTAGCTACACACAATGATCGCCCATGGGCAATGAGGGAGATGGCTATTGGTCACCTGTATGGTAAATCTTTCTAATGAAGTTCGCTATTGAACTTTTACTAATCATAACAATAACGTTGGTCTTTTGGATCTTCGTGTAACCACTAAAAACAATGCCAGGATTCGGAAGATACTACGGTAAGAAAAAAGCTACCAAGAAAAAGCAGAGCAAAGCTAAGAAGCGTAAGAAACGCTAACTAGCCCACAACTGCAATACGCTTGAGTCAGTCATAAGATCAGCGTAGAAGTCATTTGTAGTCATAGCGGAAGCATGCCTGAGGCTCTTCTGTGCGTGGTACAAACTTTGTGTAGTTGCTATATGCGAGCCGTATAGCTTCCTGCACTCATGAAGGGGTTTGCATTTTTCTCCCCACCCCAGATTTCGCAGGTCTGTTATGACGGGTTTGAACGCTGACTTCATAGACCTATTGGATACCAAGTAGTCAAACCCTTGGGAGGCGTCAAGAATCCTGTTAGCAGAGACGGCTGAGCCGAAGGCGTAGCCGTCCTCTCCTGACTTTACGTTAAAAGAGCGCTCCGAGAAAACGCCAGCTCTGGCAAGACCTTCTTCTGGGATTTCAATCCAAGATCTTCGAGCATTAAATATCTCGTTCCTCCTAAGACCAAAATAAAGAGCCAAACCCAGTATCGTAAAAGAGTCTGGGTTTGACATCTCGTAATAATCGCAAAGGTGGAAAGTGGATTTTACTAGCTGAGACGGAGGAAGCCTGTAAACCTTTCTCACTCTTTTAAAATAAGGGGCTTCCATTAGAGGTTCGGCAAAGCTCATGTTCCAGCCCTTGTATAGCTTAATAGCGTCCTTACCGAACAAACTTTTTGCGTTCCTTATAACGGAATTGATCGAACGCTTCCTAGCCTTGATATCTTCCTGATCCTCAATACCCCTAAGTTTTTCTACCTTGTAGTCGGTGATTCTGGAATGAGTAAGTTCCGAGAGCGCTTTTCGTCGGTCTATGATCTGTAGCAAAGCGTTGCAATACGCTACAACCGAAGACCTCTGAACGCCCAGTTCTCCCGTAGCAAGTAGCATGTACTTGTCCACGATCTCTCCTATTAAGGGTATAGCTCCGCTATCGGGATTAGAAACTCCGTTCTTATATTTAAGTATAGCCTTGTCAATCCCTTCGATAAGGATGTAAGCGTCAATCTTGTCAGCCAAGTCCTTGGCGGTAGGCAGGTGCTTACCTACCCTAAACTGATACCTACGACGGTTTATTGTCTTTTCAAAAACCCAAATGTTCGAGTCTTCGGTCTTCTTGAACACCCTGTTCCCTCTTCTCGTACGAAGGCTCGTGCTCTTTTTTTGTTTGTTTTTTATGTTCATAGTAGTGTGTAATCAAGCACTTGCGAAACCGTATACATTGTGCTATTAGTATATTACAGGATTAGTGTAAATATGGATAAATTCTTAGATTCTTCGGAGCGCCTTGAGAAAAAACTCTTGAGCGCTGTTGGTAATCAAGCAAAGAAGGTATTAGACGACCTTCTGCCCCAGATGAGACTGGCGGCATACGAGAATGAGGGGGCGGCGATAGTCGATATGAGGATAGGTTTTGAGTTCACGAAAGACGGGGAGAGTGTAGCAATAGCCTGCGAAGGTCAAGTGCAATTCCCTGCAAAGAGGTCGTATGCTGAAAGTGTATGTGAGTGAAGCACATCCTTAATACTCTAGGTCTGACCAGGGAAGAAGTTTCGGACTTTTTCAAAACTAAAGGGTCTGTCACTCAGACCGAAGAAGACAAGAACTACCTCTTAGCTGTTGACCAAAAAAGAATAAGGAGACGGTTAAAGGAAAACATGCCGTTCATAATAACTAGGTTCGTAGAAGGATATAAGCCTAAGCTGATAGCAAAAATGATGGGCGTGTCAGAAGAGTCCATAAGAGGTCGGCTAAGAAAGCTAGGAGTATTCAAGTCGGACAAAAAACCTGGAAGACCTAGATCGAAATCTTCCACTCAGTGCGGTTTGCGCGACCAGGCACCCTTTCCAACCCATTCCAGCCTTGAAGAAACAGTTTTGTTAAACCGCTCCCCAGCTGACTCGGACTCAGAGACCGAGTAAACGTCTTAGCTCCTTCCGTCTCCGCCAGCCTCATAAGCTCTCCAGCAGTGCCCTGCCAGACGCCATCCCTGCCAGGGAGGTCTGAATCAGCTAAGGTCTCCTTAGCCCAATCGACTATGGATATGAACGTTTCAAGCTCGCTACCCTGCCTGACCATCTCTGAAATATCCTCATTGATGTAGGACTTAACACCAAAACGAATATCCTGTAGATCTGAGGGTATGTCGTAGTGCCACAGGAAATTTGCAAAAGCGGGGAGCTCTTCCTCGACCTGCGACTTAAACCCTCTAGTAAAACTAAACCCATCCGAACAGCGAAAGACCATTATCTTGTCAACGATACTCATGCTCAAGTCGGGTATGAGCCTTATGGATTCTGGGTCATCGTTTAGTGTAACGCCAAGTCTACCCCTCCAGAATACCCGAGTGCTTTTTGCGTGCTTAACTCCCATATGGAACTCGTCATTGGCTACGAACTCCTTGACCATTGAAGTGAACGTAAGTAACTGCTTCTTGTCATTGGTAGGACTGGAATCGTCTATAGTCCAAAACCCTTCCTCGAATAGGTAATCATTGAACGTGCCCACCTCCTTCATGAAGTACTCGGTAGCCTTCATATGCCTTCCGAATATGTTGCCCAGTACAGTGGTGTTGTACAGAGTCTTACCGCAGTTCTTTGGACCACACAAAAAATGAGCCTGTCCTTTTTCGGGTGTGCCCCTAAGAGCGTTCTGGTAGGCGTATGCAAGCCAAGCAAGTTCGTATCGGAGTTGTTCATCTCCGAACATAGTCCTCATCCAATCTGCAATTCCAGGAAACCTGTCACCCCACTGAGGGTGCTCGTCCTCTAGGTCGGGAGGCATGGGGCACACTGTAGCCGTATTAAAGTAAGTCTTCCCCCTAAAGTCTACCAATCGATCCTTGACGTAAGCAAAGGGTATGAACCCGTCCACACGCTTAGTGGACTCAATGGCAAAAAGAGCTTGGTGTATTTCGGAAGGACCGCCCTTCTTGGGAGGCTTGGTCCTAAGCCCGTGCCTGCACTCGAGAGCAAGCCTCAAACTATCCTTGTTCAAGGTCTCAAAGCCGTCTTTGGTGGAATACATGTACTCACCCTTGCCGTTAAAAAAGTAAGGCGCTATGCAACCCCCGATCTTCTTCTGCTCGTACTTTCGCACGAAGTCCCTGCCAAGTATCTCCTCCCATGAGTAGAACCCCTTGGGGGATCTGTCGGTAAATACGGTTATTCCCTCGGGGCGAACGATACAAGAGTTGGGGTTGTTTCCAGGGTTATCCCCCCAGAAGTACCTACACCTAGAACCGTTCTGAGCATGCGGAACCTCTCCTGGAAACCTGCTGTCAAGCTCCTTGGAGATGTCCTCCATGGGGATCTCTGGTCCGTGACCGCTGTAATCGGTCTCCTTGGAGGTGCTGTAAAGCCATAAGTAAGCAAGCTCAACAGGAATAGTAGCTTTGCTGACCGAAGACCAGTCCTCAAATCCTGGCGAGTAGTAACTATAGACGTTCCGCCAAGCGGCATCATCAAACTCCCTGCCTAGCTTGGTCAAGCAAAGGTCTTTCTTCGCTCTAGTTAAAAACCTATTTAGGTGGGCGGAGGTTGGAACGTGCACCTTCTCCTCGAGGAGAAAGACTATGTGCACGCCTCCCGATATAGACCTGTAAGCCCAGTTGGGAACAATATCGTTGTCTATAACCCTAGACATAAACTGAGTGAACTCGGCATCGTCCATCTTGCAATCGTAGTCCGCTACGAAACCATGTATGTATTTTGGCGGGTTGTCGTTAGAGTCAAGCGACTGGTTGGGCACAGCGCCCTCGATCAAGCTGTAGAGACAGCTGTCACCCTCATTGCTATTCTCCCATGCCCTTAGCTCATCCTTTGATCTAAATTGTTTAAGTGCGGTTTTGTCAAAGCTCCAAGGCTCTCTTCGCTCAATCTTCTTCGACTTTCTATTGCGTAAGCAAAATAATCCATCCATAGGGTTATGTCTTTCTATATACTTTTGATAATTCATACTCTGCTCGAATAGGGACTCCGTCACCTATCCAAGAGGGAGGGGTGGTCATAAGCTCTTGGATGTGCTTAGCATCATCCTCTGCGCTACCCTCATCTACCTCGACCACTAGCTCGTCATGCACGTGCATGACCACATCGTATCCAGCGTTATTGACTAGGGTCAACCCGTTGGAAAAAACACTTCGCGCTTCTCTCTGAAGTATGTTCTCAAAGATCTTCGCTCCATACATAAACGACCTCCTCTTGTCGCCTCTTCTTACTATGCACGACCTCCCCCTTCGTGGCTTTATCTCTGGTCGCACCTTGAAGTACTCAAGCAACTCTCCGTTCATAAGCCTATACTGAAAGCCAGACCCGTCAGAGTTGGCGTACTGAGTTTCAAGCTCACGCCACTTGCGCGTTATCAAAGGGTTGCTCTTTCTGAACGCAGTCACTTGAAGCCAAGCGTTGACCCAATGTCTCTTGGTGTCCTCGTCCAGATCCTTCCACTCGGAAACCCTGTCCTTGGCATACTTGTTTATATAACTTCCGAACTCGAAAACCTTCTTAGGGAGAGGCTCTCCGTCCAATATGTCTAGTTTGTTATATGTTTTGACGTTTTTGTAGAACCTGTGCCACCCAGTTCCGTACCCCAATGAGAGCATACGGATCTTTGCGAGCAGGTACATATCGGGGTCATCCGATTTTAGGCTTGTTCCAGTATAGCCCATCGTTTGACGGGCGTGGGCTTCGTACGGGTTTAGCCCCTCCCTAAGTAAATTTATAGTAGGTTCGTCCTCCAGCCACTTAGCCATAAGTGTGGGCTCAATGGCATTAAGGTCGATGAGCACTAAGGTCTTGCCGTCGCGCGCCTTTATTAAGTTCCTAAGCTCACATCCGTACTTGGCTTCTCGTGGGAAGTTTTGGACGTTCAAGCTACCACCGCTAACAAACTTCCCTCCTGCGCTTCCGTCAGCGCCTCCCGACCAACGTAGTGTATGAGTACCGCAGTACTTTAATGCGTAGCTAACCCACCAATTACCATCGGAATCTTTATACGCCTTTTCAATCATGGACTCAATCTTCTTTATTAGAGAGTTGATCTCAGAGTGCGACTTAAAAGCGTTTACGAAAGCGTGCGTTTTTCCGTACGCTTCTACCCATTCTATATACTCGTCCTCCTCCTTGGAGGTAGTGGATGGGCAAGGTATGCCCACCTTCTCGCATTGCAGGGCGAGCCCAGGCATAGACCCTGGCTCGTAGGGCTTGTTGTACTTTGGGTTTATCTCCTCCGTGTACTCAAGCAGTCCCCTAGCCTTAAACAGCTCTTTAGATAACAACTCTTTCCACTCAACGGCAGTCTCCATGTCGAACGGAAAACCCCTATGGGTCATCTCCCTAGTCTGTACGGACAGACCCCTTTCGCTTTCGGGAAAGGTCGATCCTAGCTTGTCCCAAATCTTCCAGCACCAATACGCATCAGCGTCGGCATACTCTAGAAGCTCCTTGTCCTTGCCCTCAGCAATAGCGTCCTGCCAAGTCCTGCCCTTCATCCAGTTTCGGATTCCTTTATCAAGGTTCTCCCCAAAAAGAGAGTAGACAGCACCGTTCAAACTGCGTGCATAGTAGCTGTAGACGCAAAGGTCGGCGGTGCAGTAGACGGGCTTTTCGAGAACCCACTCGGGAACCCTTCCTAATTCGACAAGCCTCTGGGTCATAGCCCAGTCAAAGCCTGCGTTGTGGTGGACGAAAAATTCGCTATCCCTTATGGACTCCCAGTCAAATTCGTCGGGCAACCCCGCCCATCTTCCTATCTTTGGGTTGTACGCAGAGAGCATGTAGATGTCGTCATGGTGACCACCTCGCTCCTTGTCGCATAGGATGCTAGCGTAACCCCTGTTTCCTTGTTTTGTTACCGACCTTTCGTTGTCGTATCTTGTCTCGTAATCAAGAGCTGTAAATAATGGCATAGTTAAAAAAAGAAGCGGAGGGCGGGTCGTCACACACCAAGGAGGGGAACACAAAAAACCCCCTTAAAAGACGACCGCGCCCTCCTAAGATATTAGATAAACTCGGCGAGCCAGTTTACCAAGTCACGGTTATTCGGAGCGCCTCGCACAATCTTCGGAACGGCAACTGTGTTGCCATTAAACACGGCTTTGTCCGAAAACAGGTTGAAGCTCCCAAACAACAAACCACTCCGCAGGTATGTCCTGGCGGCTGTGTTGATGTAGTCAGCGGCTCGGTAGTAAGCTACTCCTCGGATCTTCCACTCAGCGAATGCGTAGAAGGTTTCGTCCCCATCCTCGTCCATATGACCATATGGAAACCATTGCGACATATTGCTATGGTTAGCCAATTCGGTCTTGTACTTAAGCATGGCTTCCTCGTCCTTATCATCCTTAGGCTTCGTGGGAGCGTCGGGCATCTTGATGCAGATGAAGGTAGTGGCTACGGGCTTCCATGTTGCAGGAATCCTGTTTCCATTCTCATCTTTGGTTGCCGCGAGAGTACCACCCATCGCGTAGACCTCGTCCTTGGTAGACGCAAGCCTTGGCATCTCATCCCCTCCGTAGGGCACGTTTTCCTCATAGCTCTTCTCCATACGCAGAACGGTGATCTCGAGAGGATCTCCACCCATCTCGGCGATCTGGCACTCGCCTTCCAACACAACTGCACCCTTGGGGTAGCGGTCAGAAAGCGGTCCAACGCCCTGCGCGAATTGGAACTTGGGGAACGTCATGTCCTCCGTTCCGAAATCCCCAACGACAGCACCCAATGGCGCGATCTCGTCGGGGGAACTTACTGCTATCTCGTCAGCGCTCTTAGGAGCGATCTCGTTCTTATCTTCTTCTTCTTTTTCTGTATTTACTTTTGTAGTCATTACTCTTGTTATTACTTTTGTTATTACTTGTTACTCGCTCTGAGGTAAGGGGTCTTCACCCTCTCGTCGTCCGAGGGGATCAGCCCCGCCTCGGCGAGCATTTTTTCAACGTTCGCCCTAGCCTCCTTCTGCGTTAGTCCCGCAGATTCGGCGTAGAGCTTGGTCAAAGCTGGTAGGCTTATTGAACAAGCCTTTTGAAAATCATCGGCGCTTATCTTTCCCTTGAGGGCTTCGAACGCCTCATTAGCGTCGTCAACCTTAAGAGTAGATGCTCGAAAATACAACCCGAATCCTGGTATATCCATACCTTCCTCGTAAGCAAGCTCGAGGGCTCTTTGATCAACGGCTTTTTTCCATCTCTCGATAACAGATCCGACACGCTTCATCTTTGAAAGAGTATCGGGGTCGGTCACGACAGCGGGGTCGGCATTCTCCCATACCGCAAGCTCGAAATCTTCAGCAGAAGACTCGTACTTCTTAGCAAGGGGTAACAGCTTGTCGGCTAGGGCAGGACAGTCGACACGACGACCGCAATACCTGCAACCATCAGTCGTTGGGTTGAGAGGTGTTTCTGGATTGGTGGCTCGCTGTACGATTAAACGAACCCTGTCACGAGCAACCTCGAGGTCATCTCTGTCGAAGGTATGCTCGGAAACCTTGTCCTGTCTGGGCAGGAAAAACCTTATGGTAACTGTCTTTACCCATGAGTACTTATCGACTACTCCTATGGCGTAGGCTAGTCCCTGTACGTTCTCACTAGCTTCGTCAACAGCACCTATGCCGAACTTCCAATCGATCAGATCAGCGTGCTCCCTCTCTTTGTGCAAAAGAATAAGGTCACCCGTGCCGAATATGGTATTAACTGTAGATTTCGTCATAGTTATCCTTAATGAATTCAAATAGTTCCCTATTTAGTTTGAACCGACCGAGGGGGACGAAGTCCCCCGAGGGAGTCTTAATGTAAGTGAGTTCGGAATCGTTCTCTATCGAAACGCCCTTGAGCATGTCTCCGTTCAAAAGCGTAAGATTGTAAACAATCTCCTTATCTTCCATGGTATGTGGTTTTACTACGTCCATAGCTATTCTCTTGGTGGTAACAGGTGAATGGTTAACCGCTCTTCCTTGATGACTTCGTCTGCTTCCTCAATGAGGGGCTTAGCGTAATCAAGGCACTTCTGAACTAGGTTCTTTTGCTCGGGGGTCAGCCCCTCGAAGTCTTCGTTCTCGGTAGCCTCGTGAAGCATTGTGCCTTCCTCGGCAGCTGGGTTGGTCTCGTTAGAACCTCTGTACCCAGGACATATCTCAATCCATTTGAGTGCAGATGGTCCAAGTGAGTGGTGTACTTCTGGGCTACTCATTTTGTAAAGTCTCTAATTGCTCTTTGGAAACTAACCGCATCCCGCGCGAAGTGGGTGGTTAACACACCTCCTTCTTTATTTCCGCTCATGTAAAGTTTTATCTTTTTCCCTTTGGTGGGAGCGGGTAGTACGCCTAGCTTATGCCCGAACCAAACCCATATTGCAAAAATAATATTTCTCATTTGAACAGCTCCTTATCGCAAAGGTAACAAGGTCCGTGACCAGGTTCGGGACAGCTGTGACCATCGGATAGGCTGTCGGTACAATGCTTATGCACGCAACCTCCGAAGGCACACAATACTATCATGGTAATCACAGTAGCGGACATCAGTTGGAAGCCTTCCTTCCTCCAAGCCTTTGCTCAAGGTCATCGAGCTTCATGACGGCAGACTCAAGCAAGCACTCGTTAAAAGCGATACGCTCGATCAAGGCTATGGAGTTGCCGTCCGCCTCTAGATCGTCATTGACCTTTAGCTCGGACAGCATCTTCTGCAAGTACTCGGATCTTGTCGATAGGAATCTAGACAGCATGGCGGTCTTGTCCATTATCCTTTCGGACACGTTCTCGGGTAGTTCATTCATAGGGTCTTCTTTATCAAAGCCCTTACTATATGGTATGTTAGTTTTAGACATCGTATTCTTCGTAATTGACAGCGCCAAACATGGGATCGCTTAGATCTCCATCATTGAGCATGTCTAGATTTGTTAGTTTTGATTGAACGGCACGGCGCACGCAATCCTCAACAGTATCAGCCGCAAACACGACGTATTGTACTGCCTTGGACTGAGAGCCCGACCTATGTATTCTGCCGAGCGCCTGACGGAACTCTATTGCGGAAAAACCTGGGGACACCACCGACATTCGAGGATGTCCCCCTAGCTCGTCATGTAGGGAGAGACCGACGCCTCCTGCTTGTATCATGCAAACGATAACCCTAGAATCGTTGCGCTGAAAGGAGGCGACAGCCTCGTCCCTATCTATGTCTTCTTGACCGCCCATGACGAGCGAGACGGGTACGTCGAGCTTGGATGATATTGCCTCGAGCGTATCCCTAAAATTTACAAATACTGCAACGGACTTGCCCTCGGACAACCCGTTATTAATCAGCTCCAAGAAAGTAGGAACTTTGAGCAGTTCAACCTGCTGTCTGGCGCGTAGCTGAATAACCAAGGGGGAGTCCATGTCGGAGTCGTCTATGACTTCCTGTAGGCGCTCAAGCTCATCAGACATTATGGAGTATGCCTCATTGATATCGTATGCGGAGTCACCCTCAAGGTTAAAGGACTCCACGATCAGTTGATTGTCTGGGAAAGTACCCTCGGGTAGGTCAGATATCTTTATCCTCGAGCCCAGCCTGCCCGTGACGAATATGTCATCGTGCAAACGCTTGAGGACATTCGGAGAGCCCGAGAAGTCGAGCCCTCCGAACCATCCCTTGCGACATCCGTGCTTCAAGCACCATGTCCAGTGGTCTCGGTAACCGTGCAGTCCCAATGCGTACCCGATAGCCTTCATATCTCTAGGATCGGAGCACGCAGTACCGCTCAGCATTAAAGTCTTTATATTGTCACGCTTGGCGGAGGCGAGGAGCTTGCTGTTAAGGCTCTTCTCCCCCTTGCACTTATGGACCTCGTCAAAAATGATCATGACCTTGCTCTTGTCAAGCAACCATGCGAACCTGTCACCACGTCGCTCGACGTGCATGGTTAGGTTTCCGCGAGTGAGCTTTTCGTAATTGTAAACAACAGGCTCGATATCACCAAGGATATCCTTGATCCATCGCTTCCATGAAGAGATCACGCTCTTGGGGCAAACGACAACGGGGTATAGCCCCAGCTCCTTGGCGGCGATCAATGCCATAATCGTCTTGCCCGTACCCATGTCACTCGCATCAACGGCAACGTTGAATCGATTGATCGCAAAGCAGAGCTTGTTGATGTGATCCCTCTGCCAATCGTGAGCTTCTACGGTCATTCCGACTCCTTCTTTATTTCGGATACTAGATCGCTAGTGTTGCGCAACTTCTTAAGCGCACGGCGTTCGATCTGATGGACGGCTTGTTTCGAGATGCCTGTAAAGTCGGATATCTCTTGGTAGGTGTGCTTATACCCTTGCTTGAGCACAGCCATAAGGCAGAGCAGTATGTCGGTAACCTCTTTGTTCAAATCGGAGCTACGTTCCCAAGGGTCGTTGTATCCTGTTATCCAATTAAGGCAGGTACGACAGGGGTAACCAGTCTCCTTCGACAGATCGCGCGCTTTGCGCATGTTGCCCGTGCGAACTTTAGGATCGTAAACGTGCTTCATTCGTTCTCCGTAAGTTCAAGTACCTTGTCAATGTAAGCATTGCTGATGCCACGCTCGGAAGTATGCCTGTCAGTAGACTTAACACCTTTACGATTGAGATAAAGTATCTGCCCGCCCAATGAATGAACCATCTGCGCCTCGTTGTTAAAACGAAGGTCGTCTATGTAAATGTGAGCGTCGTGCCTAGTCTTGCGTATATTCAAGATAAGCTCCTTAATGGCGTTAACCCATATGTCGGGATGGATGGTCTCACGACCCCATGCCGTACCCAAGGATTGCAAGAGCTGTCGGGGAGTCTTGCCACCAAGCCATTCGATAGGCTCGGTCTTCAAGTCGTTCTCGTAGACGTACTCGTCACCAACCAACTGCGCTAGCATCTCTCTTATGGGAGTCGCGAAGCTCAAGATCAAGCAAGTCTCGCCAATCTTGGATCTGTCGGCGCATAACTTGCGCGCCAAAGTCGTTTTGCCAACGCCTATCGGTCCTGTCAATGCTGTCAAACTTCCCTGTTCCATTATTTTACGGATACGTGAGTGAGTGTTTTATTAGAAATCTTTACCATTTTGTTGGCTTTTTCCATGGCTTCATCATCTTCGTGCGCCTTGACCTCGCCTATTATTTCTGAGAACGGAGGCTGACGAGCCCCTTCCAAGAGAGCCCATACCTTGTAGGTTTTTATCTTACCTTTTTGTTTCATCAGTACTTAAGCTCCTCGGGGTCTATCCCGTCTTTTTTAATCAAAAGACCAAGGCGGTGTCTTACCTTCTTTAGCGCTTGGAACTCGATCTGTCGGACGCGCTCGCGGGTAACGCCCATAGCGTCGGCTATCTCCTCTAGGGTGTAGCACCTGCCTGGCTGGGCGTTCTCGGCAAACTTTCGAAGGCGGGAGTCACTATCCTCGCCGTACTCTTCTTCATGCTCCGACTGTGACATCTTTGTGGTCTCTTTCGAGTCGTTCGACGGCTTGCTTGAGAAGGTTTGAATGAATCTCGTAGGTAGTGAACTTCGCTTCGCACTTACGGCACTTACGCCTTCGGTAAACTCGGTCGTTAAATCGTATGGATCGGATAACTCTTGAAGCCTCGCTACTGCATTTTGGGCACATGGCATATTAGTTGTGTTTTGGAATCTAGTATTGTGGTGAAGAAACACGAATGTATACGCCCTGTATACATAATGCAAGACTTTTTTACTTTTTTTTTCGTCAGGAGCACCTGCCTGTATATCAGCTACTTAGGTAAAATTTTATTGTCCCTGAAATAATTTAAAATCAATAAAGCGTCGCAGTTTGCGTGAGTTATGCCCTTGAGCTTGGGGAACAGCCGAACGGCGTTGTCCTTGAGTGCGCGCTTGCGGTCGGAGTAGCCCATCTTGGGACGCAAACCTTGCAAGCCTTTCTGCCAGTCTTTCGGTTTGATAAGGTGTACGGGAATCTGCAAGGTGCGAACGCAACCCATCTCGAAACCCATGTTGTAACCGAGCTTGAAGCTGTCGCTGTTCTTCGTAAGAGGACTAACGAATACGGGGACGTCTTCCATGACGCAGATCAAATCAGTCAAATCAAGACGGATTACATAATCTATGAAGTCGGACTCCGTAGTGAACTTACTAAGCTCAATCTGATCGAGAAAATCCTTGGACTGTCTCCAGTACGCAAACCCTCCCTTGCGACCAGGGTCAATGGATAGGATGTCAGTCTTTGTTTCCATCTCTAGTTCTTTTAAGATGTTCTAATAAAGCCTCCCTTATAAGATTGCTTTGCGAAGTCCGCCGAAGGCGGGCTAAGCGAAGCAGGCGTGAATGAGTTTCGTCGTCCAACCGAACGTTTATCTGTCGGTCGAGCTTTTCGTAACCAGTATTATCAGGCATAAAACGACCATAGCACAAAGTAAGGCTAACCTCACGCAAATGTATAAGGTATGTATACATATAACCATGGTTAGGGGGTGGTTAGGCAGGGGTTTTTGCCTAACCAAAACCACCTTCAAAAAGTGGTTAGGGGAAATTGTTGCCTAACCACCTGCCTAACCAAGGTAAGTTGTTGCCAGCCAAGGAGATCCCAGCATGTGGTTAGTTGGTTACCCAGTTTGACCCTTTTCTCTATAGCGCTCAAAAGTAGAAAAATTTTAGAAATAAAGTAATAATATAAGAAGTAATACGCGCGCGAGAGGCTAACCACTAACCATTCTGGTGTTGAATGGTTGGATATCCTTCGTCGAATAGTTTGGCTATAACCAGATCGTACTCGTAGTCTTTGGGATCTGAATCTGGACCTGGGCAACTGCAATCAGCGTAGTGCATCTTGCATCCATCGCACCAAGGCTCCCCGCAATCTGGACACTCGGAACATTCGCTGGCTAGCTTAACTGGTTTACTAAAGTCTATTGAGTCCATCTCTTAAACACCTCCCAATTGTTTCTGTATTTTTCCGTTATCGCCCTCGATCCGTTTTCGGTGTGAGGGTAAAATCTCAAAGTCCTGCCTCCCTTTATACACTCGTCCATATCTATGCACGGTATCAAGTACCATTGGTTTACAGGCTGTATGTAAACAGCCCACACATCCACCTTAGCGCAGTCCAGGCTGTCAGTAGAGTGGCTCTCCACATCTCTTATAGCAGTTATTGAGTACCTGTCTGCCGTGTTCTTGGTTTTCTTATGCTTGCATGCATTGCCAGTACCTTTTACCTGAACCTTGAAATAGTTCCCCGCCTGATTGACAACTAAAATGTCGTGCGGGAGAAAATCCCCCAAAGGGATATGTGGGTCCATCCCCCTTTGCATGCATTCGTATGCAAACAGCTGCTCGTAAGAAGCCCCTGCTCTTTTAGTCCCCTTGGGGTTCAGCATTTTGGGTATCTTCTATCTCCGAAGTCCAGTCGTAATAGTCTTCAAAAGTCAAAACCGTGGTAACAGACTTCTCATCCTCATTGAACAGTATGTGAATGTGCACAGTGCTCCCATAATCGTCGTAGAGGGCCTTATTCGGGCTTTTCTCACCTCTGCCCATACTCAACCCTTCTTTTTCCTAGAAAAGCTCCTGTTCGCGCTCTTTGGGACTACCTCTAAATTCTTACTTCTGTTGTCGCTAGTATCCCTGTTTTTATGATGGACGTCCTTTCCGTCTCCCTTTCTAGCTTTCCCCGCCTTAACCATCTTAGCTCGAGCAGAGTTCCTCTGAGCACGCCTTGTTTTCTGTTTTCTCTTAGCGTGGTATAATCGATATTCACGCTTGTAATCGCGTTTGGTAGCCATAATTTAAACGCTACATGTCGTATAACGACTGGACTACCGATTGCAATAGATGGGGGGTATTCATTCGCACAGTCTACTACTATCATCCACGGCTCGATTCAGTAACTACTCAATAGAACTCGTTCATACACATAACTGCTCGTCTCAGTACTTGCTCTGCTTCATCCCTTAATATTAATATACCAACCATAGTGCCATTAAGGAATTGCATTAAGAGTTCAGCTGGAAATAGAGAGATAATCTCGGGCGGTCCTAGCTCTTTTACATACCTTAATAATTATGTACCTACTACATTCTACTGCCTTTGCTATGGTTAGGTACAAACTCAAGCCGCCAAATGAGGCGCGCCAAAAGGCATTTCTTGAGGAACTGAGCAAAGAACACGAACGAAGCAGAGTATTACGAAATGAATACAACAAGCTTATGTTAAGGTCAGCGCTCAGAGCATGTGAACGTGAGACTCCCTACAAAGACGAAAGGTGGAAAGACGCACTCGTGGTGTTTGGACTATACTTCTTCTTTGTGTGGTTGTGTTACTAACATGCATCCTCGGGGAGTAAGAGGTTTTTTGTATTATCTGTCCTCTTACTCCCCTTCACTTTAGATATCCCGATCCTGTTTCGAGTCATGTATGGACCGAGAAAAAGGGTAAGGATCGGATGTCTTGGGGAGTAAGGATTTTCGTCCTTGTTTATTCTTACTCCCCTTCACTTTCCACGTGGTTAGGAGGTTGTAGGTCAGCTGTTGAGTCCTGCATTAAATACCACTCAACTCGTTGGTAGCTCTGGCGAGAATCAAGGATGCCTCCGTCTCTTTCCACCCACCACAACCCTTCCGTCTCACCTGCCAAGCGTTGTTACGGGGCAAGATACAGAACACGGTCGTACAACCGAGTAAGACACAAAGCCCGAACAGCAAGTGAGACGGAAACATTTCACACACACAAACCCAGTAAAAACAAAGAAAGGAAATTGTCATATGAAGACTCAAATCAATATCACTTAAAGCACTTTCGGCCCAGGTTAGGCTGTTCATTTCACGGATTTCCACTGATAACAAATAAACAAAAGGAAACCGTAATGAAAAACATACCAATAAGAGCAATCAGTCCTCTCGAAACAAGAGGTGCTGATCTTCCAAAACTCAACCCTCTTGCCAATACATATCTCAAGTTGTTGGAAAAATCAGAGGGTTCGAACAAGACGGACGCGCTAGTAGCAACCGCGTTCCTAGACACTGCAAAAGAGATCGTGAGGGCAGATCCACACACCCAATATGTCATAAAGTTAGCACTAAACGATGCTATCGATCGACACGAATTGAATAAGTTCGTAAAGCAGTACGGAACCGAGAAAATAGAGAGCTGGCAATCCCTAGCCTTCAAGGCAGGATCAGAAAGCTTGACAGCGTCCGCAGGTTATTTCCGAGGAAATCACCTTTAAGTTGGCTTCGGCCTGCCCCACTGGAAACAGTGGGAGTATTTCCAATGGAATATTTCATACTTGTGCAATCCGTCCTGCGGGATGTTTTCCAATATGATTTAAGTCCATAATCCGCATCACGCGGTGGGCAATGGTTGCCGTGCCCGACCCATAAAAACGCAACCAACAACACATGCATGTGTACACAAGCTAATCGTCTCGCTGGGGACTGTTGCCGTGCTCTGGCTTCGCAACAGTAGAAAAGAAGGATAAACGGCTATCCAGTCCTTCGACGATAAGACAGCTTGGTAGAGAACTCGCAGAAAACGCTCACCGCTCGCGATGGTGAGGCAGTTGGAGAAACAAACTTCGTAGCATAACTTACGACATCCGCACCGCTGCGGGAACAGTAACCTACGAACTGTCATCTCTCGGGTTCTCTACACAATTTCACAATCCACAATAACCAACTGCAAATCAGATGAAAAAAAACAAAACAAGTGTATTTGCACTAATCGTAAAGGAAATGGGTCGTTGGCGATTCGTCGGCTCATTTCTAAACAGAAAGGAGGCTCGCCAGTGGCAACTAAAAATACTGACACAACCAACCCAAATTCGAGAATTAAGCCCGCAACGGCTGAAGAAGTTCTCGGAAAGAACACCACCGCCCGAATGGGATCACCACTTATCGATGAGAACGGGCATCGAAAAACTCCAGATGGAAAGATCTTCATAAATCTATCCAACAGGAACAAATGCCACGTTATCGATAACGTCTACGGAAAGCTCGAATCGATTCAATCGATCAGCAGGAAACTCGCAAAAGAGTACGCCTACAGAAACGGCATGAAATGGTTCCTTCCAACCTACCAAAGGATTGCTCAAGTAATTGAGGTCGGAAGACGAGAAGGTCTGCTCGATCAATTATTCCTGGCTGGTTTCGCAGGAAAAGGACGTAACAGCATCTGCGCAAACCAAAAGATCGGTTCGTTCAACGACTGCGAAGTCTTCATACAGCTCAGAGGGTTTAAGCACATCAACGATCTAATGCTAGACAATATGGAAGTTGTTTCTGGCAGATCGATAAAGTGCAGTCCCAAAGGAAAAACAAGAAAGCTGTCGATCCTGAACAAAATCGGAAAATGGCTATGGGAACTTTGACATGTGCTTAAAATCTTTCCCACTCAAAAAAGCCGTTGAACAGCTCGTAAAACATTCAGAAGACTACGCTGAATCACTGCCTGATTCTCAAACAAAATCAGACATAGAAGAAGCAATCAGAGTAGTCGGATACGAGCTTCTTCACGTCGGCAATAAAGTTTCAGACATATCCTTCGTAGGTCACGACGACCTAGAAGAATCAGATTAAATTGTCTCGGAACCGTATATAAACGCAGAGCAATCAGAAATGATTGACAAAAAACCTATAGGAGAAACTGTATAATGTCAGTTACCGTTAATGGATCTATTGGTCAGAGCATGACGTGGCAAGCCACGCCTGGTCAGACCGTAGGGGAAGTGATCAGTCACTTATCCCCGATGTGGGATCTTGGTAGTTCGGTCATAGCAGTATCGAATGGTGTAACGCTTAGTGCAAACGATCAATTGGTCGATGGACAAGCGATTCAGCTTCATACTCAGACCCACTCCAAGGCGTCCTAACATAACACAATACTATCATAATAGATAGGCATGACGCACTTCGTTAAGTGCGAACACAACCTCTACTAAATCATTACAAAAAGAGGGAAAGCGGTTCAAGGAACGCTACACAATAAACCTTGATAAGACGTAAAACTTATTAAACGGGGCCAAGTAGGTTAGATCTAACGATCTGCCTGCTTGGTCTTTTTTTTTTCTCAAACAATCAACCACAATGAATCGAATATTCAACTTTGACGAGACAACAAAAGAAGACGATGACGAGACAACAGAAGGAGAACTGATTTTCTCCCACCCTCTTGAAGCTTACAACTTCAGAACGGCTGTCAAGAGAGCAAAAGAAAAAGACGAAGAACTAATGGAGTGGCAAGGACAAAAATTGCACACGAAATTCGCAGAATATCTATGCGAACTTCTTGTACAAGAAGGACTTCTGCTCGACGAAGATAAACTAAACAACCCAACTAATAACTAACCATGCCAAATAAAATCAACCAATCGGAAACACACACCGTACTTCTAGACGACAGTGTTTTCGAACTTCAAATATCAAGGAAATACCTTGGTCAAATCAATATCGGAACTATAAAGGATCAAGAAAAAGCAGTAAGATACTCAGCATTTGAGAACGAACACACTGCACTGTTCGGGATTCCTTGCGAACATGGCGGAACAACCAGGCTTTACAGCATAACGCCTATCAACCACGTCGCATTCCAAGCTGGAGGAGACACCTCAAATTCACAATTAGATGAAACTCCTCCGTCTCCATATGCAATTCACCCAGTTCTACCGAACAAAAGAGATGGAGCTGAAGGATTAAACGTGATTGGCAGACAATACCCAATCATGAACTTCTTCGTAAAACCACCCAACGGAAGATCAATGTACGCCATCTTAGACTGGCACGGCGCAAACCACATCGCTGGTCTAAGAATACTTATGGCTCTAATTGATGAGTCAGGAATCACAAAACTATACTCCCCGCCAATTCCTAACAATCATGGTGACGGAAACATATGCATTGGAAACCTGACCAGTAATCTCGAACCAGGATTCTCGACCAGAACGATTGATAAAATCATAAAAGACTCGACAACCTCTGGATTCAATAGCGATATCCAAATCTCGTATACAGACAAAGGATACTTCAAACAAGTCAGGAACAGTGAAAAATGCGAGTTCGTATGGACAAGACCACTGCACACCTCCTCAAGAGCGCTCGATACATCAAGAGCAGACCTGAGACACCTGTCCTCATGCATCACGCTACTCGAGCAGAGCCCGATCAAAAAGCTACCGATTACTACAACTCTTGATAAATACGTTCAGCCCGATGAAAACGAAGAATCGAACACTGCAGATACAGATTCAAATTCAAATATCGAGACGAACGAAGAACAAACTAACAACGGGATCGCAAGAGATGAAAACTTAGCGACACCTCCAGGAGAAACTATTCAAACGCTTGATGATGCAGAGCCTGTAGTAGTATTGCCCGAAGGTTACGAAGAACCCGCTCAAGAATCTGACGATATTATTGAAGCTAACCTAGCCAACGCCAGGCGAGCACACGAAGAAGCCAACAACAGAAGGGGTGGAAACGATGAGTAGAAGAATCAAATCACTAAAAGGGATAATCCCATCTAAAGGATCTATTGAGCATACGGTACTATCATCTGCAAGAACTGACAAAAAAAATGATCCAAGTTATAACAAGTGCTTCATCAAGAATATCCTCCAAGATATTGTTGAAATCCAACAGTTAGTAGGCATTGCGTCCAGGTACTTAGAAAACACTGGCTTGAGCATAACAGGAAAAATCAACAATTACTCAAGCAAATCAGTTGTGCCAAATAGATTCCCGTACGCTTACACGCAAAGAGAAAACAACAATATTCTCAACCAACGCTTCAACGATGGTTCACTGATTGATTTATTGTTAGAAGATACAACTTGTAACACCTCAGAGGAAGTTCTCTTAACGCAAATCAACCATCTGATGGACCCGTACAATGACGAAGAAGTATCTTATCAAAACGAAGCATTCCTAAACATAGAAAACACTACAATTAGTAAGTCTGTTAAAGAATCGCTCGAAGCAGTAGCTCATAACGTGCTTGAACTTCAAGATTCAGACAAGATCAACAACGGAAGATTGCTCAACTTATTCTTAGCAACCACAAAACAAATACTAAAATCCATTATCATAAATCTAGAAAGGAAAATATGAACTTAATTAATTCACTTCACCTCGTCGGGTGCGGAGGAGTCGGGTCAAAACTGACAAGAGAAATAATAGACTCTCATCAGTTTTCGCTCAAAAACATCATCCTCTGGGATTCCGACGTTGTAGAAGAAAAAAATCTAGTCAGACAACTCTTCTCAGAAAAAGACGTCGGCTCCAGAAAAGCAGAAGTGCTTGAAAACAGGGTTCTCGCAAGTCCCTCATTCAACGACACGTTTCAAGAAGGCGGTATGTCATACTCGATGGGAGACTTCAACATATCCTCTGCCACAGACATGGGTCTGAACATGTCTCACTGGAAAGAAAACACTGTAGTCATAATGGCTACGGATAATCTAGAATCAAGACTGTTGGCTCTTCAGCTACTTGATGAATGGGGACAAAAGGATTCGCTCATCATATCGGCAGCAAATGCAACAGCAGATGACGGCGCGGGTATTGGATGCACTGCATGGGTATATAAATCTGCTTGGAAAAACTCAAAAAGAGATCCAAGAAAAAGACACAACCTAGATTGCGACCTGGAATCAATAAACTCTGGACGACCATGCTCAGAAGACGACAGCTCTCAGACAAACATCGCCAATAGTGGTGCTTGCCAAAGAGCCTTGGAACTACTGACTCTATGGACTCATCCAGAATACTCAAACAACCCACACTACGTAAAACATATGCCCGTAGAACACGTGCTAAACTGGAAGCAACTATCATCATGATCACTATTAACAATGCAGAAAATATAATCACTATGCCCAACTGGTTTCGTGGTCTTATAGAATCCAGAATGCTCGTACCATTAGTTAACGACTCAAACAATCCGATTGTAAAGTCTTACCTCAGCAGAGTATTCAAAATTCCAACAAGCGTGGAGTTTAACAACGTGGTTCAAGTCTTTAAGAAAATAAAAGAAAAGACTAACGAGACTCCAGAGATGTCCCGAACCATGAATCTTGATAATTACAAAAGATTCAGACGTCAATACTATCCAAAGCTACCGACTGTAAATAAAGCCGAAAATAATATGGAAAACCATCTAGACAAAATTCTATCAAAAAGAAGTTTACTAGGTCTACCATTCTACACGGTTCGGAGACAAAGAATAAACATACCAGTGTTCATAGAATGTTTCTCAGAAGAGCTTGTTACTAATAACAACAGAAAACAAGAAAGAGCATTGTTCTACTTCGCTTCGGATATATTAAATGCGATCACAGCCCAATGGAATGAAGATCGCACCAATAATGAAAAAGACTCATGTACGGCTGAAACATACTCTATGCTGACGAACATGATTTCTGCTAGCGCAAAAGCATTTGTGCGTGTGCTAGTTGACGAACATCACGACCCCTCCGCATCTCACTGCTCATTCAAGTGCTCTGAACTAGTACCAGCATTAGGCAATTCCGCTCACGACAACAAGCAGGTAAAAGAGTTCGTAAATCAATACGCTAAGCACGAAAGTATCCCAAACATTAGGGAAGGAAACGATTCGATAAACGTAATCATGTACCCGCTTATGGACTGGGCTTCAAGACTCGTTTCGCTATTAAACATTGAATCGAGAACAGCCTTAGCAGATCTGTGTATTAGCAAATACCCAAAATCACTTCTGTCAAAACACAGAAAATATTGGAATGATCAAGACAATAATGGAACGCTTAGAGGAAGTATAATCACATCAATAACTGCTTGGAAAAAGTCACCAAACTACATGGGAAAATCGTACATACGAAAAGTAGGAACATGGGTAAGAAACACCAGGCTTCTTCCAAGCGCTAAGCACAGAGATCTACTATCACCAGACAATGTAGACATGATCATGGGGAAATTCAAAACCGCAAGAGAACAAGCCGAAACAATATCAAGACTAGAAAGCAGACACTCTTGCGACTTCAGAACAATAGTAAATGGATCAATAGAAGTGTCAGACATTGAACAAAACGAAAATAACAACCAAGGAGAAAACTAATAATGCCACTACTTATTCACGAAGGATCGGTGTTTCAAGCTGTTGATAAAGGATTATTCCAATCCTATCAAAAAATTGAAGCAGTTGAATCCGAACCATTAACTCGCTGGAATGGAGGAAAAATAACTCTAGAACAGTGGGAGGATGTCAAAAATATCTGTGCCCATACATTCAAAGAACACAAATCCGAATGCATGATCAGACTATACTACTCACCAGAATCGAGCAAATGGCTGTTCATGTTCTACCCTCAAAAAATGACGTTCATGACCGTAAAAGATGACTTCGAAAGCGACATGCTGACCGAAGCATCTAACGGGGATAACTTCATTGAAGCTGGTTCAGTTCACCACCATTGCAGTACAGGAGCATTCCAAAGCAGTACTGACCATACGGACGAGATTGGATGCAACGGACTACACGTAACTCTTGGAAAAATGGATGACGATATGTACGACATACATACGAGGTTCTGCGACTCCAAAGAGTTCTTCACTCCAAGCATACTATCATTCTTCGAAGCACCCGCCTGGTTAGAAGAAATACCGCAACCTTGGTATTCTGATGTTAAATACAGAGTAATGTCAGAACTGATCAAAAAGGCTGGCGATCCAGACAAAGCCAGAAAAGATTGGGTAAAAAACATAATACCTAAGACGACTGCCACAGTCCCAGCTGGATCACCTGGATATGGCTACGGGTACGCATCTCACCATACTGATCGCTACACTTATCAGACAGAACTAGATGCTGTTGTAGGACCCATGTCCATTCCAGAAAGAACTGCTACAAAGGAAGAAGTCGCTTCGGAAATCAATAACTACTATGAGAACATCGTAAGTGATGAAATATCAAATATCCTTCTGGACACAGACGACACCGTAACAAAAAGCCTGGGTTCAGATGAATACCTATCGTACATCATTCAAGCCATACAGCTTAGCAAAAAGGGAGCAGAAGATCACGCAATGCCGTTCATGTCTGCACTGCACGAAAACATCAGAATGAGCATATCTGACTTAAGAGACGAGTTCAAAGACGAAAAGAACAAACCGCCTATCAATCTGACAGAATTCGGAAAGTGGATAAAAGATAAACCACTAGTTGCTTCAAACTCTGCAATGCTGGCTATAGCAGACCATGCAGAAACCGCAGGGATTGACAAAGAAAGCAATATGGTACACCCGATATTCTAATGGGGATAACGACAGAAGTATCGAGACAAATATCATTAAACTATTGGGAAATAGAAACTACACGAACAGCTCTGACTAAACACAGGCGAGATACAATACGAAAATCAAAGCCATCGATTAGAAAAAGAGTTATCGGTAACATCGATTCAACCCTCAACAAACTTGGATCAAAGACCTAACCATAGCAGGTCTTTATCGTACACGCCACGCTCGACTACTATCATGTGGTCGGGCGTGGTTTTTTTTTAAAACATATAAACCATTATGGATTACCTTCAAGCACTCAAGCTCGTACTAAACGAAGCAGATAACGCACTGGATAACGAGACATCACTAGCAAATTCAGTACTTCTAAAAACAGCTATAGAAAAAGTTGAACACAATTATAATTCAGAAGCTACAAAACATAACGAACAAATAGAACCAGCAACACTACATACTTTGGCTGGAAACAAAATATACCGAATAGGTTGTAGTGAAGAAATAGGTGGATACTTTAATGTATCAGCATCCTCACCAGAATCAGCAGAAGCAATTGCCAAAGCTGTACTAGACAACCGAGGATTCGTCCCATCTCTTTTAGGTTTCGATGTAAAGCACGGAAATAGACAAGTACTAACAGTAGAACTTATAAACAAACATTACCCATTCGAAGAAGGAGACACGTACTACACAGTAGAAGCAAGTACTGTTATCACTTCTACTTGGGATGATGAATCAGAAAACATACACGATTCAACTCCTAACAAAAAATACTTCTCTAGCAAAGAAGATGCAGAACACTTCATACAAGTACTAGAAGATGAAAAACTTCAAAACGATGACCAATTTGCTGATGCTGATGACTGGTTCGAAGCTAATTCTGAATTATGAAAATAAATCAAACAGCACTACAAACAGGTATGCCCAAAGGAACGTTCATGTGTAGAGATCCTCATCCAAGCGATGATCAATACATATTCAAACAATACCGATCCAACAGAAAAAACATAGAAATGTGGGTAAACAAAGACAATAACTGCCTGCCCGATGTAAACGTAAAAATAAAACAACGACGTCTACAAACTGGAAAACCCAAAGGAACATACACTAGGCAAGACACTCATCCAACTGACGACAGATATGTTTACGACTCATGGAATACTGCACACAACCAAGAGCGTTGGACAACCATGGAAAAGATCCAAAAAGAAGACGAACAAAAGCGTAAATGGACAATCGAAACAGATCAAATAAACAAAAGACGAAAAAGATACAACAACGACCCCGAATACAGGGCGTACATACTATCATTGGCTCAAAA